CTAAGTGTGGGCTACTATATCAGATTTAGGCTTGTGCTCCTCAACTTTATTCTTAACGTAGGAGGAATACCAGAAAACATCCTTTTCAGAGAGTCTAACTGGTTGCTGAATATCCCCAGCATTAATCATGTTGTAGAACTTATCTTTTCCGATAGCTAATAATTGCATAAATTCCTTAGCTCGAATTCTGCGATCAATTTCAATCATATCGCCTCCTTAAAGTTCGTTGAAACTGAGTTTGGTATTTCGTCTTGATATCCAAAATGAACAAGACTGTGATAAATGGCAGAGGCTTGCTCCGCCGTGAATGTTTTGGTAGTACCTGACTGGCCTATGACAAATGGTGCAAATTCTTCGGCAAGGTCTTGGGCGATGTGTTGGAGGTTAGTCATAAGCCAGCTCCATTTTCATAAAAGTAATCCAATGTGTATTCGCACGCTTTCCACTAATGTGCCCAAATACTGGCCTCTGATCAGTTAAAGCTAGAATCTCACTGACTTTAATTTGCGTTTCATTCCACTTGAAAATAAGCACACCGCCGTTGGCCAACACGCGAAAACATTCCTCAAATCCTTTTTGAATATCTTCCCGCCAATTTTCTTGAAGTTTTCCATACTTCAAAGCAAGCCAGCTTTCTTTTCCTGCTTTAATCAAATGCGGTGGATCAAATACAACTAAATTGAATTGCCCATCTTTGAATGGCATTGCTCGAAAGTCCATTTCAATATCAGGTGTTACATCAAGAGATCGACCATCACATAAAATGTGCTTTTCTGTACGAATATCTCCGAATACGACATTTGGATTTGTACGATCGAAATGCATCATGCGAGAACCACAGCAAGGATCAAGAATTTTTGCTGTCATTTTCTGTCTCTCCAAGTCGCTTCTTTAAACTTCGCATCAGTGACTAATTCTTCAATTTCACCAGCACCAGTATTTTTAAAAATGTGTGTCATCTTCGCCCCGAACACGGTAAGTGTCCGGGTAATAGAAGAGTAGGTGTAGCTCATAGAGGTGCTCCCACTGGACCAGCCCCATTTTTCAACTCAAAGCGACGTCGCTTTACATAGTCCATTAGCTTGGATTGGATATCAGGATGGCGATTGAATACTTCTACCTCCAAACACTCCAACTCATTTAAATCTTTGGCATTTTGGATTTGCACCATCAATGAAGGTGGTTGTGTTTCAGTGGTTGTAAATGCACTGAGATCCTTCAAACGGTTGTGAATAGCGTTTAGCAGCGGCTTGCGTTGTTCTTCCGTCCATTCACTGGTGTATTTAATAAGCGCATTTGCTTCTGCCGGTGTTTGGGAATTCGAGGCACGTTCAAGTAAGTCGTTTAAAAGTGTTATGTGATTTTCATCTGCTTGTACTTGTTCATTAACACCCTTAATCAGATCCTCTGCATCTTGTTGCAGTTGCTTAAGTGCTTCTACAGATAAGTCTTCAGTTTCAGCTTTTGGCGTATATTGCTCTGGATCTAACTCAATCAACTTAGCTTCAACCAGTTCAAATAAATGCTGAACATGTTCTCGTTCAAGATAGCCATTTGCAGAGAATGAGTAGCGCAGTGATAAAACAGATTCAACTTTTATGCATTCATTGATCTGAGTAGTGAATGACTCAATAATTTTCGCTGGATCAGTTTCAATTTCATCAACCGAAACTTCATCTAGCTTTTCACTTGAAACTTGAGCTAGTTCAACTTGTTCTTTTGGCTCCTCTCTCTTTTTACGAGGAGCTTTTTTAGGTTTGTCAGTTGGTTTCATGAATGTGTGAAAATCAACGACCTTTACAACCAACTCGTTTTCAATACCTAGTAAACTTTGAAAGGCTTTTGCTTGCAATTCAGCATTGGTTAGATCTCGTTGCACAGAACCATTTTTTACCGCTAACACCAGTTCTTCGTATTCAGTAATAAACTGACCTTTGACAATGCTGCCAGTATTCCCAATTAGAAATATGTCTTGTCCCTCTTCCAACTCATCGAGCGAGTAAGGTTTCAAGAAGGTAAAACCATTAATTGTGAGTTCATCAATCTTGATGCAAAACTCATAACCTGGTTTAGCAAAAACAGTGGCAGGGAACTGGTCCAAATCATCAAATTCAATGAGCTCGCCCGCAACACGGCACATGATATTTCGCCCAGCCATCATTGCTTCAAAAGCTTCGGTACCATTTAAAATGTTCATATTCTTATCCTTATAAATTTAGTGGTGTAAAGCTTGCTGTTGGTTTTGATTTGCTGGAGTCCAACCCATTTGATCCGCTCTTGCTTGGCAAGCTTTTGAAATGCCGCCAAAGTACTGAGTGCCATTAAAGGTCTCAATCGCCTTATCCAACGTTTCAGGTTTCTTCGCATGGCGAATGGATTCCAATGCTGCGTTATAACGATCGTGCAAGCTTTGTTGCTGAGCATTGTTATTCTGCGACTGGTTAGCCTGTTGTCTGTTTTGGCCTTGCTGCTGCGTCCGCTGCTGGTTGTTGGACTGATTCTGATTTTTGCTGCTGTTGTTGACTTGGTTGTGATATTCATCCGAGTCATAGTCTTTAGTGTCGTCAATCAGGAATAGGCCATTCAAAGCATACTTCCGAGCATATGAACTTGAAGCACCAAAGGTCTGTGCTACATCCATTCCTTTCTTGCTAATTTCCACACCTGCATGGGCTTTAACAATGGTCTGTTTGCCGTCTGCTTCAGTAAAAACTACATTGGCAGTGACAATCACGACACCGCCAACCTCAGTCACGTCATCGGTGATGACTAGAGTGGCATTGTACTTTTGAAGCAAAGGCTTAACTGCTTCAAGAATGTCTTCGCAGTTTCGATAGCTGTAGTTACCAAAATTATTGCGTTTGCTCTTTGGCGCTTTTAGTTCAAGTTGAATCTGTTGAAGTGTTGACATATCAAATTTCCCCTTATGCCCAGAACAGTGAGCCTTTAGCTCGTTTATATGATTTTGGATAAGCACGTGTAAGTGACTTCTGAAGACGAACAGCCATGGTTTTTCTTTGTTGGAAAGCGCGTTCACGTTCAAAGTTTTCACGTATCCAAGATTTAGCTGCATGAACCTCAAGCGTGATTAACTTTTCGGTACCATCCTTGTTGACCACATAGATATGACGGCCTTTCTCAAAGTAAGTTGAGTGACCTAAACGCATACGGATGTTGCCTTCTTCATCTTGGCTGATGAACTCTGAAAACGTGGTAGTAGAAGTAGTCATTAGCCTGCCTCCACTAAACGATGTTTTTCGATATAGCCTTTGATGAGGGCATTGAAGTTCTGGTGGTCGATGTGATTTGTGAAGTCGTTGTAAGGATTGCCTAGGGCATCTGAAACGGTTACTTCGTCTAGGTTGGTTACGTCTACAGCGGTAAATTCACTACCTGGTACGCCGTAGCTGTCTTCAAATGCTTCAACTTCAAAACGTGCTGTCACACGGAAACCATCTAAACGAATAACAGCCTCGCCGTGGTTTTCACCAGTCATATGCAATGCAAGGAGTTGATATTCGGATGGGGCTACATTGGCAACTATTGGTTGAGCAGCCTTAGGTGCAGTTTTAAGACCACAACTAAGTATGCCCATTGTTACAGCAGCTACACCAAGAGATATCTTGATGGTATTGAAAGGGGATAAGGTTTTGTTCATAATTGATCTCGCAATTTGCAAAAGCCCTGATCCCGTCGAAAGTGTCAGGGCTTTTTTGTTGTTTACGAGATTAAGTTTACCAAAGGAAACTCTATAGTCAAGTTAAAGTTTACTAAAGGAAACATTTGATGTAAGAAGGGCAAAATAAAACCTGCCACTTGGGCAGGATATTTTAAAAAATAAAAGTATTATTAGTGTATTAAGGTAAAAAGCTTTCTAGTTTAGAGAGTAAAGTTATTGATTTCTGAATAATGTCATCTAGTTTTTTCTCTTTATCTGGAAAATCTAAAATCTGCATTGATTTATTTTCGATCGGGGTGTCGCTAAAGATTAAATCCTTGTAATCTTCAATTAGGGTATTTATTAAATTTCTATTTATTTCAATTTGTGCTTTGGAATTATAAAATTTTCCAGTAGGAAATGTCTTTACATCCAATTGAACTAAGTCAAGAAACATAGAAATCCGAGGGTAAACATCTGCTTTCATAGTTTGATTTGCAAATACTTCAATACATACCTTATTGATTTCTTTGATATTATCGGTGATATTTTTCAGAATTCTAAGTTGATTAGTCTCATGATTTTTGTAAAGAAAACTAATCAAAGCAAATACAAAACCAAAAAAAGCAAATGCTAATTTTGCATCAATTGAATTTAGCATCATCTATATACTCAAAAATTCTATCTTTAATTATTTTTCGAGGACTAATAATCTCAAGAACTTGATGTAATTTTTTTCTATCAAATCCTTCAACTCTAACTAAACCTCCAAAGCTTTCCTCTAAAAAAGATGACCCAGCCATTGTTACTAGCGAGAAATCTAAAATCAATTTTTGGCCTGATGTAAGTTTTTTTAAATTTGGTACTAAGACTTCTTCTCTGAATTTTTGGCCAGAATGCTCGCCGTCAGTATAAAAACGACCAGCCGGACGCGGGTAGAATTGCTCACCAACATTAATTCTGATGTGATTGTCCATGATAATAACCTTAAGAATTTTGTGATGATAAAGAGTTTTCAATAGGGATACTCCAGTAAACAATTGTTCCATTTACTGGCTCAGCATAAGACTTTTTACCTTGTTCAGAGGACCAAGCACCATTTCTACTGAGAACATGAATGTAAGTATCACTTCTTACATCTTTAACCTGAATAATATTATCAAATCCTTTGCCTCTGTGTGAGTCATTTGTTGAACTCTTTCTCCATGTTGTTGCTAATTCAATCCGATCGGCATCAGATTTTTCACTCCATTTAATTTGAAGAGAATCTTTAATTTTTTCTCCCAAGGATTTTGGGGCAGTCTTAGGAATTGTTCTGCCTAGGTCGGAAATAATAATGTCACATCGTTTGTCAGAAATACCTACAAATAACAGCCACTTTTTATAATGTGTACTTTTATCATATCCGTGATGTACAACATTTGATACAGCTTCAGAAATAGCAGTACTGACAATAAACTCTTCATCAGCATCATTTAAAACTTCATGTAAGGCATCTTGTATTTCTACAAACTCCTCACCAAAATCTGCACTCTCACCCATCAAATAGTACCAACGGTCAACCACTTTATGCTTAAACTCAAATGAGGGAAGTCCCATTCTGCCATGCACTCCCAATTTACTTAGCATGGATTTGACAATTGGTGATTGGGAGGTTCTACCTTTAATATTAAGAGTAGATAACTTTGCTAATTGATGCAAAAAATGAATTGTACCATCAGGCATTAGTGTATCAACTTTATAAAAATCAATATAACAACTTTGACCTGACGAATATTTCATACGCATTTTTTCAATATTACGAAGGACATTGTCCCGATATTGGCTATTAAAAAGCGATAATTTTTGTGGCATTCCCAGATGATACTTGGGATTTCCCTTCTTTTTATAACTTTCCAAATTATATAAATTAAGTAATTTTATTCTTAATCTTTCTTTGCTTGAAATTTTTTTCATTACCTTACCTACGAGTTCATCCTGCACGCCAAAATTGGCGACCCATAACTCTAAAATTCAATCCATTTTGTTCAGTGACTTCTCTATCACGGTACTTTGGATTAATGCTGTGCAGACTTAATTTTCCACCTTCTTCTTTAAATATTTGCTTGATCATTCCTTCACCCTCAAAATAAATGGCATAAATTCCACCATCTACAATTTCTGTTTGAGAAATGTCAATACCAACCAAATCACCATCATTGATAAAATCAGCCATGCTATCGCCTTTGGCTTTAATAATTCTCATACAGTCTGGGTCAACATACTTTTTTTGAAAGAATGATGGTGGGAAAGGGAATTTACCGTTAATAACATCAAAATGAAATTCAATAGATTCTCCAGTACCACAAGAAAAATTAGCTTCTACGACATCAATCCAAATGAAACCATTTTCAATTTCGTGATCTACAACTGTGGGTTTGTGTAGATCATTTACATCAAATGATGATTCATTTTTTTTTGCAAGGCCATGTTTATTCATAAATTCTTGCATATTAAAATTAGTAATTGCTTTCTCTTCGCTACCAGTTAGTAACCAATTTTGTGAAGTTTTTAAAATTATCGCTAGTGATGGAAGGAATTCAGCTTTAGGTACATTTGTGCCTGCAACCCACTTTGATACAGCCCCTTTAGTAGCACCCGTTGCTTCTACAATATCAACTTGTCGAACACCTAGTTCTTTCATTCTTTTAATTATTCGATCGCGAATTGTGTCCATAAAAAATCCTCTTCCCATGTTTCCTATAGTAAACATTTACATTGATTGGTGGAGAAACTTGTGGTTTACTAAAGGAAACTATTAGTTTATTAAGGTAAACCATGACTGTTGATGATTTAAAAAAACATTACGGGTTCAAATCTGATGCTGAATTGGCTCGAAAGTTAAAACATACACGTGGAACAATCTGTAAATGGCGCTACGGTGGAATTCCAATTGATAGGCAAGCAAGACTTCAGCTCTTAACTAATGGTGATGTTAAGGCAAGTATTGCAGTGTTTTTAGCTTAGAGAAATTATCCTTCGATAGATAATTTTAAGAAACGTGAAACAAATCAAGGATTTCACAAATGCAAGAAATAACACTAAGCCGTGAAGCGCAAACGGCAATTTTTAAAATGATTAACCAGACGCAGGGGATCTCACCAAAGGAAATTGCCCAGGTTACTGGTGATTCACATAACACGATTTGCAACTACGGCAACGTAGGAATGCCGAACCATTTACCAAGCTTAAAGAAGCTTGAAACCATCATGATGTACACGCAGAACCCTGAAATTTTAAAGGTGTGGGCGCATCAGATGGGGTATGCACTTGTGCCGGTGGATTGCGACTCAAGCAAACATCATGAGCTATCAATCTTTGAAGCAATGATGCAGCACAACATTAAAAGCGGAAAAGCAAACCGTGTTGTGTATGAGGCTTATGAGGATGGGGTGATTACACCAGCTGAATATGAAGAGATCCACCAGATTACCCAGGGCTTGATCGAGTTGATTACCGCCGTGGATCAGGCAGCGCTTAAGCAAATGCAGAAGTACACAGCAAATGCTCAAAAAGAAAAAGCCTGATCTTGGGGATCAGGCTTTTCGATTCATTACCCTAGAGGTGGAAATAATGAACAGTTCAAATGTAGCACAAGTTTTAATCAAAAAAAAGCCTGAGGCTCGACTCTCAGACTTTCTAGTTCAAAAACATTCTAGTGGAATTGAACATGTATCTGAATCTAGCACATCAAATAGGCAAAAAAAAGCCCGAGAGTTGAGATCGGGCTTTTTAGATATTCAACACTTGCGGAGTGAATATATGCAAGCAAATTTAACACAACAATTAAGCAAAAAAAACCCTAGCACAGGGGCTAGGGATAAAAAGCTACTACAAACAGAGGGTAGTGCGCGTATTTTACAAAATTTGAAATGAAAATCAAGACGTTAAAAAGCTCAAGTATCGGGGGAGACCTTGAGCCATGGTATTCACTTAAAAATTATGGGTCCTAAATGAATAATTTGAAGTTATCACAACAATCTAAATGTGGCAATTCTAGTTCAGATTTTCTAGAAGGTGATGTGGTTGTTTTAAATCACTTACATATTTTGTCTGTTACAGAGCTTCTTACACTCCAAAAATTTGACGGAGAGTTTTGGATTACAGACCATCCAATTGGTCGTGTCTCAGAAAAAGTAATCCGTACTGCCACTACAGCAGAACTACAAGCTAAACGCCGTCTTACTTTGGCCGAACAAGCCTTAGCGGAGGTTCCATGATTACTAACAAGGCTATTCAAAAGAAGCCTGAGCATAAGCAGATGATGCAGCTTCAATCATGGTACGAGCCAGCACTACACACATTAGATGGGTTGTTGGAGATCCGTAGAGCAAATCTACGCAGGATTAACGGCGATGAAAAGAATGCTGCTGTCACGCGAGACGAGTTTATGGAAATGCTGATCAATGAGCATCGTATTTCAGCTTGGTATGCAGGTGAAATCATTTCAAGCCTACATCGAGCAGGTCAGATTTTTATGTTTGGGCGATTCATTCAGATGAATGAAGAGGTAGGTGAATTGTGAGCTTAGATGCAACGATTTGGGCGTGGAAAATACGCCAGAAACAAAAGAAAGGCGGCAGTTTAAAACCACTTAAAAAGCTCGTTCTTTTATCACTTGCCGACCGAGCGAGTGAAGATCATTGTGCCTATCCAAGCATGGCACGGTTGGTGGAAGATACCGAAATGGACCGTAAAACTGTGCTTAAAATCATCGATGAGCTGATTGAAGATGGCTTAATTGTCGATACAGGTGAGCGAAAAGGGCGTACAAAACAGGTCAAAGTTTATCAATTATTGGGTGTAAAGGGTCGGGAAACTATCCCAACAACGGTACTCTTAAACACTGAAGATACTGATTTAAACAGTCCCAACAGTGGAACAGTTCCAACAACGGAACAGTTCCAACAATTCCATGAAAGAGTCCCAACAATTCCGTTAAACAGTCCCAACGTTGGGACAGGGAATCTTTCAAAGAATCTCTCATTAGAATCTAAAAATAAAAAAGACTGGCTTTGCTCAAAAAAACTTCGTGAAGAAATTACTTTGGCCGATGACAGCATCGAACCAGAAACCCTCATGACAGCAAAATGGGTGGAACGAGAAAAACGCGCCTTTGAAATTTACAACCAAGACAAAACCATTTGCGATGAACTTCTGAATTTCTACTTTGCCGATTGGTTGCTGCATGCCTACCGAACCAAGTATTCCCAAGAAACCAAAACGGGATACGGCAAAACACCTGCAGCAGAACCGAAGCAGCTCACTGACAAACAAATCTTAGCGTTCGCTCAGAAACTTGCCCATCTTCCTGAGTTCGCAAGTAAGCACAGCGCTCCGGGTGATTCATACGAACAACTGGCATCACGAATCAAAATCAAGTTGATGAACCCAGCACAAGCGAAGAAATGGGAACCATACCTCAAGCAAGTTGGGTTTACCGGCACGCTTATGGGGGCTACAGCATGATCAAACCTATTCGCAAAAAGCTGAAGTTTGTACACGCCTTTGATTGCTTTGCTCAAATCATTGGACTTGCTCTCAAAACCAATGGACGAATTTGGTCAAGGGGGGTGAGTGAGCATACGGGTGTATGTATTCGCTCAGCACAACGTTATTTAGCTCAACTTGAAGATTATGGATATTTGTACAGCGACAAAAATACTCCATGCGGATATCGACCTACAGCGAAAACCAAACAGTTGTTTGAGGTGAGGGGATGAATTTAAAAGTTGGTGATTTCGTTATTCCTTACGACGAGGCTGAGGCTCAAAAGCAAGCAAACTGGAATCCTCAGGGTGATTTGAAAGTCATTTCAATACGTATAGGTAAACGGTCTAGAGAAACGATCGTAACTGCAGTCGAAGAGCGAGGCGTTCGATATTACTCCTTAGATATTGCATTCAAAAAAGTAAATATTTTGGGTAAGGCATGACATCAATAAGCCTATCTGAATACAAAAAGATGATCGGAGCGAATAAACCTAAAAGAAGATCTAAGCGCCCAAATGTTAAAGGTGAAAAAGTACAGAGCGAGGGTGAGGTGATACTGGCCACTGCACTGAGAGCTTTAAAGATTGAGTTTGAGCAGGAGTTTCAGTTTCACCCTACACGTAAATGGAGAGCTGATTTTCACTTAAAGGGCAAAAAGATATTGGTCGAAGTGGAAGGTGGGATCTGGAGTAATGGTAGGCATACAAGGGCAAAGGGGTATCTGGGAGACTTAGATAAATACAACGAAGCAACAATGATGGGTTATCAGGTAATACGGTTTAGTACCGAGCAAGTGAAAAGCGGCAAAGCGATTGAGCAAATAGAAAAGATGGTAGGGGATTTGGGATGACGGCAGCAGTAACGATTATGCAAACGACGGATTGGAGTAAGTTCAGTACTGAAGACTGGTTTCGTCAATTTGGTGCATGGATGAATGGCGATACTGAGACAAAGAAGTTGGTCTATAAATCACTACCAACACGTAAGCTTACTCAACATCAGCGTGAAGAGCTTATTGCTAAATATATGAGTGATGAGGGTTTTCGAGAGCAGCGCTTAAGAAAAGGTGTGGTGTGTCAGATCACAGATAATGAAGCACGCGCATTTCAGCGCATTGTTTTGGATATCCGTCAAATAGATAGCGAGCCATTACATGAGTGGATGGATGCTGTTTGGCAGATCTGTGTAGAAAACAAGAATTTGCGTGAAGTCGCCAAGATGTATGAAACGTCGACTATTCAAATTCGCCAAAATATGAAATGTGCTTTAGCATTTATAACGGGAAGATACCCAAATTTAAAATCAGATCTACTTCAAAAATAAACACACTAGATCTAAAATATTATAAGCTCATTGAACATCAATGAGCTTATGAAAATTCTAATGAAAACTACTCCAGATCAAGCCATATATGATTTTTGTAATGCGATTTACAAGCTTAGCTTGAATGATTTCGAAAAAGCTAATGAGCCACCCCACAAAGCTTCCTTCTTATTTCAATGTTTGATTCAAATGAATGAATTAAAAATGGAAGCAGGTAAGATTGTTTCTAAAGACCATACGATTAGTTATATATTAGATGATGAAAAATATACGTTCTGGATAGTTGAAGTGCCAGAACCTATAGATAAATTTGCTTTTTTGGATTACTTAACCAAGGAATTAACCGCTATTTTTTACAATTTAAATGATAGTGATTGTAAAAGCTAAATTTATACAGTTGCTTGTGTACACAAGATATGGCATATTTCAGTTATAGTGGACGTACATATGGAAATTCACTTAATTACCGTAAAAAGCTCATCATTTGATGGGCTTTTTTTGTTGCTAGACAATTTGGAATAAAATGTGAATGAGATCTCAATATAAACCAAGTATATTAGGTGGTATTAAGTTCTCCATGATAGTTAATATCAGTTTTATCCTGCATCTTCCCCAAGTTGCAGGTTTTTTTTGCTTCATTTTTTATTCGATTAATGATTTAATTATTTTGTTGTGAATAAAAACAACGATTCCTTGTATCAGCGCACATGACCAAGGGGAAAGCCTTACAGAGATGTAGGGCTTTTTTAATGGTAGCTTAACTTAAATTGCATTGGTATAAATTCTAATAATTTATCAGATACTTAGTAGATAAAGTTCGTTCAGATAATTGCGCTTTTTTGTTTGTGATATAGTTTAATCATTACTTACAACAAGAAGAATAGAAATGAATATCTGTATCGGTGGTGATTTAGATGGCAGGGTAATAGTGCTTGATAAACCCTCTTTTAATGCTAAAGAAGTAAACAAGACAAAATCAACAAACTACATTAAGCAAATGTATGTCATAGATGGTGACGTCTACTATTTTTGGCGTGATGCTGAGCTTAAATTGTGGGAAGTTACTCAACGAATAGAGATATTACTGGCAAAGGCTAAGCGAAAATCTATTTAAATGTCCATGAGAGTAGGTTTTCTATTGCCTTTATCCGTAAAAGAAATTAGTTTAAATTAAACCAATTGTTAAAATAATTATGAGAACGGAAGACAATGAATAGAAAATTTGAACTACATGTGATTAGCCAGATCTATGACTTTTTAGTTGAGAGAGAGGGGTTTACCTCACTAAACCTTGATCGGAAGGTTACGGAGTTTTTTCGAGAAGTACATGTAGGGCAAGAAGAAGATTTTACAGTTCTTGAATCAAATAAAATCTCAGGAAACTTTGGTGAAGTTTCCTACATCAATTTATTGAATGTTCCGCATTTCAACGATAAAGATAAATTTCTGAAATGGGCCCATAAAGCTTTGAATCTATGATTTTTGTCTAATGACTTGGTATCATTTCATCTTATGAAAAGACGTCGTAAAAAATCTGAGCACATAAACTCAAATTGGACAATCGAACAGGACAGTTTCTTAATAGAAAATAGTTCTATGTCTATAGAAGGCCTTAAAAACCAATTGCCTTTTACTGAAGATGAAATTCTTAATCGAAAAGAGGTGCTTGGACTTACCAGAAGACAAAAGCAACTGCGTAAATTTTTAAGCACTTAGACACTTATTTAGCAACTACGCTTACTTGTTATAATTTATTACATGTCTATCACTGAAAATTGTGAGAAATGTATTCTTTCGGTGTTGATAATTATTTCAATTGTGAGAGTATAAAAAAAGAACAATAAAGGGAGAAAAGTATGGCTTCACAAGATGTGCTTGTAATCTCGGTTTCGGCCTTTGTCCTTGCATTAACGATTTATGAGTTTGGGCAAATGTCGATGTTGTTTTAAGCGAACCACCTTCGGGTGGTTTTTTAATGGATAATTTAGATTTAATTCAATAATTTAGAATAAAAAGTAAAATAGGTCACAATAAATTTCAATTATTGAGTTTAACAACTTTAAATCATTCGCAAAAATCAATCGTTCTCAGTATTGTGTTTTTATAAAGTTACTCTTAATTTAGCGGCTCCTCCATTCTTCTTTATTTTGGGAGGGTAAAATGAAAGAAAAACTTGGTCTTTTTATCTTTTATACCCTGATTTTATTTGGAATTATTGTGCTAACCGTAGCATTTTTTAAATTTGATCTTTTATTGTTTATTATTAGTTTTTTCTTGGTTGTATGTGCACTTTTATTGAAGTATGAGTTTAAATTGCCAATCATCTTTTGGAAAAAAATGGAATAACATGTTAAGAGTTAAAAAAACCGCATTAATCGTAATTAGTGCGGTTTTTTAATGGGCGCAAATTATGAACGCAGACGACTACTTCTGGAAAACTAAAAAACGTCCGCCTAAGTCCAAATCACGTTCTAAACCCCTACCAAAAGCCAAAGAAGCATACTTAGAAGCAGAAGAAGAATTTGAACATGCTTTAGGCGTACTAGGCATCAAGTATGAAAAGACATTTCAATTTAAATCTACCAAGCATTGGCGTTTTGATTTCCATTTAATTGAACATCGAATATTAGTTGAGATTTCAGGTGGTCCTTGGTCTGGTGGACGTGGCGGAAAATTAGCGAATAAGGCTTGGAGTCTAGACCGATACGATGACGCTGCCGAGATGGGATATACCGTTGTTCGTATTGAGTCGGCCAATCGCTACAAGATTGATGAATTTGGACCATTACAGATTGAATCTAATTTCTCATCGCAATGGCTGAAAAACTTAAAGAGACAGATATTCAATGGAACGGATCAGACCATTCCCACCGACGGATCTCATTGATCAGGCTGAGGAAGAAGAAGCAATTCGCCTTGCACCCGCCGTGGAATTAAAAGAGTGGGTGATTAAAAACTACCTAACCCTTGGTGGTCAGCTCCATAATCCAGATCATGACCATATTGCTGAGCTACTACATGATGATGAAACTTTTTTAGCTTTTGCTTGGGCATCATCTGCATGCCAGTCAAAAAAGCGCATGGTACTGGGGCAATGTGAAAAAGTGATGTTTAACCAAGGTGGATGGAAGAAAGCCCGGCAAGAACAGCAGATGCGAGACTGGTTTGGTTGTGTACCTGTCTATCTCATCACTGTAGACGCATCATTTTGTGAGCAAGCTTCAGATCATGATTTCTGTGCGCTGATAGAGCATGAGCTCTACCACATTGGCGTAGAACGTGACCATGATGACGAGATTATTTACAGCGACAATACTGGCTTACCAAAGCATTACTTAGCTGGCCATGACGTTGAAGAGTTCTATGGTGTGGTCAAACGTTGGGGTGCAAGCGATAGTGTTAAGCGCTTAGTCGAAATCACAAAGAATGCGCCGTTTGTATCTGATTTTAATGTGTCTGCGTGTTGTGGGAACTGTGTGATTAATTGAGCTTTAGGGCTCTTTTTTTTTGGCTATTTAGGTTGACGTAGGTTGACAGGATTGAGGATATGGCGGCTCTAAAAAAAGAGGTAAAACTCTTTATAGTTCGATCACTTGCCGTATTTAATACACCCACAGAAACTGTTGAGCTCGTCAACCAAGAATACGGGATAAAAGTTACTAAACAGCAGTGTGAGAAATACGACCCAACTAAACGGGCAGGTGAGAACTTAAGCGAAGAATTAAGAGTAGATTTTGAAAAGACTCGTGAAATGTTTTTGGGAAAACCTGAGGCAATACCCATTGCTAATTTAGCGGTACGCATGCAGCGCTATGAAAACCTGTTTCAGAAATATTGTAAAAACCGAGTAGCTGCTACTAGTATTCTTAGACAGGCAGCAGAAGACATGGGTGGTAAATATACCAATAAGCAAGAAATTACAGGCGCTGGTGGTGGCCCATTGCAGAGTGAAAACGTCACTCCAGTGACCGCTACTGATGAGCAAATAAGGCAGGCAATAAATGAACTCGAGAGTGAATATTGATCCTGTAAAACTCAAAGCAAAGCGCATGAAGTGCGAGGATGAGCATTTATTTTTTACACGTGCATTCTTCAAACCCCGCATGGGCTTTAAGTTCTCAGTCAATTGGCACCATGAGTACATGGCTTGGGCGATTGATGAGGTTATTGCTGGGCGGATTGAAAACCTCGTAATTAATGTCCCTCCTGGTTCAGGTAAAACTGAGCTGCTGACCAATTTGATCCCGCGCGGTATTGCACGGAACCAACGTTCAAGATTCTTATATTTGTCATTCTCTCAGTCACTTGTTGAGGATGTCTCATCTGCAGCGCGAAACATCGTTAAATCGGCAGATTTTCAAGGCTTATGGCCAGTGAAGATCTCGACTAATACCGATGCTAAGGCCAGTTGGAAAACGACTGTAGATGGTTATGAAGCTGGGCATGTTTATTCTGCTTCAATGGGTGGTCAGGTTACGGGTCGCCGTGCAGGTACATTGGCTGATAATGGGTTCACAGGTGCAATCATCCTAGACGATCCGCTCAAGCCTGAGGATGCATTTAGCAAGACGGCACGTAACAAGGCTAATCGTAAAATCCTAAACACAGTCAACTCCCGTAAGGCAAAGTCATCAACACCGATTATTTTGATCATGCAGCGCTTACACGTTGAGGATCCGACTAACTTTGTGATGACAGGAAACGTACCAGGTAAATGGCATCAGATCTCTATACCAGCATTGATTGATGATGATTACATCGAGCGTTTACCTGAGCACATTCGCAAGAAAGTGCCTTTAGATGTTGAGCGCGATGAAAAGGGCCGTCAAAGCTATTGGCCACTGAAAGAATCATTGCAGTCATTACTGCAGTTGGAGAAAGGTGGGCAGGACAAAGACGGTGCTACGGTGTCACGTTACACATTCAGCAGCCAGTATCAGCAGGAGCCTAAAAAGCTCGGTGGTGATCTGATCAAGGCTGAATGGTTTGGTGAATATCACGAATTACCAGAGCTATTGTGGCGTGCTGTCTTTGTTGATACGGCTCAAAAGATCAAAGAGCAAAACGACTTCACTGTATTCACACTTGTAGGTATGGGGGTGGATGGGAAGCTGTATGTCATTGATATTTTGCGTGGGAAATGGGAAGCGCCAAAAATGAATGAAATGGCCAAGCAATTCATTGATAAGCACAAGACTTACGACTGGAGAACTAAGCCTATTCGATACATGAAAGTTGAAGATAAGGCTCATGGTACCCAACTGGTTCAAGGTTGGCAAAAGTATGGCGGTATCCCAATCATTCCTGTACAGCGTGAGAAAGATAAGCTCACACGCTTTATGGATGTTGCACCACATATTGAGAACAACTTTGAAGTCTACCCGGAGAACCAAAATCGATTTTTGATGTTGCCACGTGAAGCCATCTGGAAGCAGGAATTTTTAGATGAGTGCGAGGCTTTCACGGCACAGATGACACATGATCATGATGACCAGGTTGATACCTTAATTGATGCCATTGAAGAGGCAGTTCTGATTGCAAATTACAGCCCACCAGCTGCATAGGTAAATTTATGGCCAAGAAGAAACCAAACAAATCTAAATCTGAAAGTAAGCCTGAATCTGGTGGATTGTTTTTACATGAAGCTGAATTAGCGCTGATTAATTATCTGACCAAGATGCCTGATGGTGATGAAGTACTGCGTAAAGCAGGAATAACCCGTCACCGACTTAAAGTCATGATGTATGACGATGAAATTTATCAGTGTGTTGAAAAGCGACAGGATAAGCTTGAATCAGCGCCGTGGCGATTGGAGCCAGCCGATACAACAGCAGCTCAGATCCTGAATGATCATTTGCGAGAATGGTGGTCAGATATCGTTCTAGGTGCTCAAAATGCTCGTTGGTATGGCTATTCGGTATTAGAGGCTGTTTATAACGAGAATGCATTACACGTGAACGGCGATACCATTACACCGTTTATAGGTCTTGAGTGGATTGGTGAAAAGCCAATGCAGTGGTATGAGCCTAAGAATGATGGTCGTTTAATCTTATTACAGAACTTCAGCAAGTCTCGCCTCGATGAGGAGTGCAATCAGCATTTCAAGCACTTCTTAACAAGATGTAAACCCACATATGAAAACCCATATGGTGAAGCCTTGTTAAGCCGACTTTATTGGGTTTGGTTCTTTAAGAACAATGGCTTCAAAATGTGGGCCAAGTTTGTTGAGCAGTTTGGTATGCCTATGCTCGTGGGTAAGTCATCTATTGGTAAGAATGATGACATGCGAGATGCATTACTCCGTGCTCATGCAAGCCGTGTTTTGGCAGTAAGTGCATCGGATACCATCGAAGTTACTGCATCAGGTGTCAACTCGGGGAATGCAAGCGGGACATACGATACATTCGACAAGAACTTAGAGCGTCGCATTCAAAAGGTTGTCTTGGGACAGACCTTGACCAGTGGGACGGATGGATCGGGTAGTCGTGCACTAGGCGATGTACATATGGAAGTGCAAAACAGCAAATATAAAGCTGATATCCGCATGATCTTGCCGACCATTCAAGCAATTCTAAATGCTTTGTGCGATTTAAATAGATGGGAACGTCATCGAATCATTATTGGTGAGGAAAAGTCACTTGAAGGCCCTAAGGCAGATCGTGACGTAAAGTTAAAGAGTGCCGGTGCAAATTTCACCCCTCAATATTTCCAGCGTGAATATGGATTAGAGGAGGGTGATATTGCTGAACCTACTCAAATCCTACCTAAGCAATTCACCGCACTACCTCATCAAGCATTCAGCTTTAAGACATCTGTTCAAAAGCAGTCACCTGAACAGCAGGAAGTGGATGAACTGACAGATGCTCAAGATGATCTTGAGCTATTGAATCAGGATCAGATTAAGCAATTGGTGGCTGAATCGACCGATCCACAAGATCTAGCAAGCAATTTAATGCAACTCATCCCCATGGCGTCCAAGGCCCAATTCAAAGCGAATTTAGATCAAGCTTTGTATGCAGGGGATGTTTTGGGGTATGTGACGGCACAAGGTGGGAAGTGATGGATGATATTCAAAAAGAATACGACGAGTTTGAAGCTTTCATGAAAGAACACTCGAGTATGGAGTTTAGTGAGTTTGATCAATATAAGCGGAAGAAGTTAGGCCATTATTTTGATCAACGTGATAACTATTTCAAACTGTGGTTTGTAGCTAAGAGTGTATATCAGGCTGAAAGTGAGAAGTAGCAATGCAACCAGTCACGTTTCTTGAAGCACTGCAGTATGCGCATAGTAAGAAGGTGGTACTGCCTGATGAGTTTTACTCAATGGATCTTAAGACGCGGCAAATGGCGACTACGGTTAGCTTCTTGTCGAGTCTTGAACAAGCTGAGTCTGTGATTAAATCACTGAATAAAACCTTAGCATCGGGCGGCACCTTTAACGATTTTCAGAAGCGTGTAGCTGAGTCTGAAATTATTTTACCCAAGCATTACCTGGACAACGTATTCCGTACCAACATCCAAAGTTCGTATGGTCATGGGCGTTGGCAGCAACAGCAACGGAATAAAGATAAACGTCAGTATCTGATGTATTCGGCTATCAATGACTCACGTGTGCGTCCTGCACACTTAGCATTGAATCGAATTGTGCTGCCGATTGATCATCCATTTTGGCTAACGCATTACCCCCCATTAGGTTTTCGTTGTCGCTGTACTGTCATCGCGCTTACTGAGAAACAGGCGCTTAAATACGGCATTACACCTGATGATAAGTTGCCCGAAGTTGCAGAGGAATTGGATTGGAGTTCACATCCTTTGCAATTTGGAGAGTTTGAAGCATTGGTGGATCAGAAGATTTCGAGGTCTTTACTAGATAAGGAATATCTATTAGAGCAGAAAGAGGCAATTAAAGCCGAATGGACTGCATCTAAAAAGCTCACCAGTCTGTTAGCCCCGATGGATGATAAATCGAGAGAGTTATTCAACACGGTGGGTAATACGGTTATTCCTTTAGATCCAACCATCAGACCAAGTGCGATTAAGACTTTCTTGGATTATGTGCAGGGCAATGATGCAGCGCTTACGGGATATTTGAATCAGCCATCAATTAGCTTGGCTGAGGATGTTCTTAAGCAGTGGCTCAGACAAGACATGCAAGCCTTGAGCGCCGTGGCGAGTAATTCAGCTGCAATCGTGACAGGTGGAGTGACCTTGCAGCATGTAGTCGCTTATGAGGTTGGGCAAACCATTCAATTTAATTCGCCATTACTGTTGGCTGAAAATGCTTCCGATGTGGTGTTGCAAATTGAGAATGCGAAAGGTCTAGGTATTGATCTTGAGAAACTAAATGCTGGTCATGGCGTATTAATGCCAATAGGTTTGTCATTTGAAGTGGTTTCGATTGAAGCGCTGAATGGCAAGATGATTTACACACTTAAAGCATTGGTGAATTAATGACTAAAAAATGTGAATCGTGTCGACGTGGTTTGGATGGTCGAAATGGTAATGGTTATTCGCCGTGTGGCTGCGAGAAAAAAGTAGTTGTGATTGGTAGCCCATCGAGAGTGAATAATCTTGTACGAGCCATGTGCTGCGCTCTATCGCGACCACCAAAGAAACCATGAGTCAAAATTAACTGAAGCCGCCTAATGGGCGGTTTTTTTATGGAGCATGAAAAATGCCTGAACTTAATGAAGAGCAGGGCAAGTACCTATTCTCACTATCCGCCGTGGACATTGTTCCTCAGGTTGAAGGTGATAAGAAGCGAACCTTTAAAGGCACGGCTTACGGAGGTGGTCGTGTTGATGGTCACTGGTTCTGGGGGCGAAATGGTGTTGTTTTCGATCTTGAAGGAATTGAGATTCCAACGCCAACCCCTTTACTAGAAGAGCACTTCAGTACCAGTCGTGTCGGTGTAGTGAAGGAAGTTGGTATCAATCAAAACATCACTGTGACTGGTGACTTTCTCCGCAATGCGAAAGCACGTGAAGTCGTGGATGACGCAGATGATGGTTATCCCTTTCAAATGTCCATGTTCATTGATCCTGGTTCTGTTGAGGAAGTGGGGCAAGGGGTAAACGTTGTTGTAAATGGACAAACCTTCACTGGACCAGTCGCGGTATTTCGAAACAACCGCATCCGTGAATTTACGATCTGCTCAACAGGTGCGGATCGAACAACGTCGGTAAATGCATTCTCAGCAAAACCCGGTACAACAAATCAACCCACAGAGGACACAGACGTGACCGAATTAGAAAAGGCGCAAGCCCGTATCCAAGAGCTGGAGACTAAAAACTCTGAGCTTGAAGCCCAAAACAAGCAGTTTGCAGCAGCAAAGCGTGAAGCTGAAATTACAGCTTTAGGTAAAGATCTTGGCAAGGAATTTAGTGCGGACGATATTACCGAGATGAAGGCATTAGATGATTCCGCATTTGCATTTTCAGAGAAACAACTCCGTCAATTCTCAGCAGGTAATCAACCACCAGCTGGTCAACAACAGCAGAACACTACTGTTGCGCCACATCTTGCACATTTATTCACTCACCAAGCTACAGGTGGTCAGGGTGGGCAAGGGCAAGGTGGTAATCAAGGTTCAGCACTAGATCAGGCTTTCCAAAAATTCGCAGCCTCTCAGGAGCAAAAATAATGGGAACGATTACTCAAACGATCACATCAGAACAATTGGTCGTCGGAAATAGTGTACGCACTGAAAATGCGAAGGTCACAACCAATACAGCTTATAAACGTGGTGATTTGCTCCATGTTGATGCAGCTAATGTGGCGAGCCACCCGGTAGTGACAGATGATGTAATTGGTGATTGGAATGCTATCGCTGTCACTGATTTCACAGCGGAGCAAGCAACCTACCATGCAGCGAATGACCTAGAAATGCCGATCTATGTACAAGGTCCTTTTGATGTGGGTGTGGTTACTGTAAATGGTGTGAAGCTAACAGCGGGTCAGGTCGATGCTGTTCGTGCACAAGGTTTAAACAACAAAATTGAACTACGTAAAGTAGTGGGGAATTAAGACATGGGTCAAATTTTTACTTTTCAGGAAGCTCCTGTAGAGCTCCTAGATGTACCACAGTTGGTGTTACTAACGGATACCACACAAAAGGTAGATACCTGGTTAATCGATCGCTTTTTTCCGCAGCGCGTGTCATATAACAAAAATGTGGTGCCTGTTGGTGAATTGAATACAGCCACTCCGCTTGCTCCATTTGTAACCCCGAATGCTGGTGCTCGACCGATTAAAGTTGAAGAATCAGGTCAAGTGCAATTTGTAAAACCAGCTTACTTAAAGCCTATGATGACAGTAACGCCTGCAGATGTTCAAAATGCTGCATTAGTTACCCAATTGCGTAAACATGGTGTTATTGCAACTGGTTCAAACCGCCTAAGCGATGCTGATCTTCTTTTGATTGACCAAGCGCAAAAGGCCCTATATCTGCGTCAGTCTATTGATAACCGAAAACTGCTCATTGCACGTGATGTCTTGTTATATGGTAAGACCACGTTTGCTTCTGCTGATTTCCCAAAATATGAAGTGGACTACCGTCGTAACCCTGCTTGTAATTTCTCTCCATTAATCAAATGGGGGCAATCAGGCGCAAAAGTCCTAGATGACATGCAGGCGATGATTGATCTATCAATTGAACATGGTGGTTCATCGCCAAATATGATTTTGACGAGTTCAAAAGTCTTTAATGCAATGAAACAAGATGCAGAGTTTGTGGCTAAGTTCGTAGCTCCATATGCAGGTATTAGTGTCCCATTAACACCGACTTTTGATCATAAAGATAAAGCTCAATTCCGTGGTGTGGTGGACAATATTGAAATCTGGACCTATGACGTTCAGCACAATATGGATGGTGCAGCAGGTCGCTTCATTCCAGAAGACTTCTTTGGCTTGATTAATGATGCTAATGGTTGGATCGCGCACTGTGCTATTCAAAACCTAGAGGCATTTGGGCAAGCTCTGGAATTCTTCTTAACCCAAGATCAGAAAAAGAACCCGTCTAGCATTGAGTTGTTAGCCGAATCATCACCACTCGCAATCCCTAACAACAAGAACGGTCTTGTTGGTGGTCGTGGGTTTGTTTAAGGAATAAAGCATGCCAAAGTACATTGCAAAACAGTCCCTCGGTCATTATCGACCAGGACAAGAAGTCAAAGGGCTTGAAGAAAAACATCTTCAGGCCCTTTTAGTATCTGGAGCTATTGAAGAAGAAAAAGCTCCAGAACAACCTAAGGCTGATGGTACTGCTGCTCAGCTTGCAAGCCTTGCTGCAGAAGTGGCAGAGCTGAAGGCAAATGAGGAAATCCTTATTGAGGGTAAGGATAAAGCCGATGCAGAAGTGGCAGAACTTCAAAAGAAAGTTGAAGGCTTGGAAAAATCACTAGTCACATCTGAAACGGCCTTAAAGAAAGCCACTAGCGAAGCTAAGAAAGCACCGCCAGCAGATAAATAAGGTGATCTATGTACGCGACTGAAGCTGATTTAAAAACACGGTTTGGTGCGCAGGTGATTGAAGAGCTTAAGTTGGGGCGTGAAGGTGGGGCAGATCCTGTCGATGTTGTGCAAGTCGCATTGCAAGATGCTGAGGAAGAAATTAACGGTTACATCGGTAGCCGTTATTCTTTACCACTTGCAAGCGTACCCTCCAACTTAAAACGTATAGCGTGTGATATCGCACGTTATCGTCTTTACACTGAAGATCCTCTGGAGCATATCACCAAGCTTTATGACGATGCGATTGCTTTCTTAAAACGTGTCCAGGACAAGAAAGCGGATCTGCAAATCATCGATGTGCAGAGTAAAGAAATTATCGACGACACACCCAAAAACAAACCATCTACAGCACCTATAGGCACGACTTATACAGGTGGTGTCTTTGGTGACGATGTCCTTGGAAAAATGCCGAGCATTAAGTGAGGTGACGTATGCCAGGAGCATTAATTGAAATCCGTGCCGATGGTGACTCAGCGATCTCAAAAGCTCTAAGTTTGTATGCTGATGTTGAAAAGCGTCAATTCAGACTTTATGAGCGCATGGGTGCAGCCTTGGTGGAAAATATTCGCGATCGCTGGTCTCGCGGAGAGGGCTTATACGGCAAGTGGCCATTATCCGTCAGAGTGATGCGTCAAGGCGGTACAACACTTCGTGATACCTCTCGCCTGATGAACTCAATTACCTACAACACTATCAGCAATGGTTTTGAGGTTGGTACAGACGTTGAGTATGGCGCGATCCATCATTTTGGCGGTGAGATCAAACATGAAGCTCGCCAAAGCACGGTTTACTTCCGACAGAACCAAAAGACCGGTGTCGTCGGTAATCGATTTGTTCGTCAAACACGATCTAACTTTGCTCAAGACGTGACCGTTGGTGCTTATACAGTGAAAATGCCTGCACGTGCTTGGCTGGGTTTAACGTCGGATGACGAGCAGGATTTATTAAACATTGTTGAGGATGTCGTGCTAGATGAGTGATGAAAATCTATATGCCGTGCGAGATGAGATAGTAGCGCGCCTCGAGCAGTTCATGGATGAATGGGGTGTAAAGAAGATCTATACCCCTAAAAATCTAGGTGTGACGACTGAACTGTCCCAAATCACCCCTAACATTCAAGTGAACTTCCGTCGTACCAAAAGTGCGGGAGTGGTAAGCAAGGGCGATGCGCTAAAGCTGAAAGTGGTCTGGGAAGTAACAGCGTGTTGTAAGCATGCCGCATCACAAGTGACAGATGGTTCTAGAGCATTTGATATGGCTGGTGATCTAACCATTAAGATCATCAAAAAATTGAGTGGCTGGGAACCTGAATCCAGTGCTGAACCACTGATCTATATAAATACCGAAGAAGACATTTCTAAAAGCTGTGTCTACTCAACAGTGGTTCTAGAGTCTGAGCAATTTATTCAAACCGAACCTGATTAAGGAACCTTATGAAAACGCAATACAAAGCCCTAAAGCCAATTGGCCCATGGGTGAAAGGTCAAATTGTGGGTGATTTACCCCAAGAAAAAATTAAACAGCTTTTAGATGATGGCGTGATTGAAGCAATCAAGCCTGAGGTAAAAGCAGAAGCTAAACCAAAAACAAAAGAGGTGCCTGCGAATGGCTAAGAAGTACATTTCATTACGCGGTAAGTTCTCTCTTGCTCCAATTGTTGAAGGTGTTGTGGGAGCTATGCGAGAGCTGGGAAACATTCCTGACTTTACGCTCGAAATCACTGCTGACAAAATCGAGCACACCGAGTCAATGTCAGGTGATGATACGACCGATTTGGTGTTATACAACACCACGGCAGTTTCATTCAGTGGCACACTTGAACAAATTGATGCAGATAACCTGGCATATATCCTGTCGGGTAAAAATGTAGCTGTAGCAACTAGAGCTGTAACTGACTATGATTTAGGTTCGGTCACGAAAGGGCAAAAGATCAAATTAGATGGTTTTAATTTGACTTTACCTACAGTGACCGATGGAGCATCAACACCAGTTCCTATTGAATCAACGAAATACAAGCTAGATGCGATTTATGGAACTATCGAGTTTCTTGATGATTTGCCAAAAGTTGTGATTGGCTATACCACTGGCGCAGTGACACACACTACGATTGCATCTAATTTCGGTGCTGAATATGCATTGTTCTTTGAGGGCATTGATAAGATCAGCAAAGACAAAGTGTTCTTAGCTCTGCATCGAACAGTGAAGACACCTGATTCAAGCTTTGGCCTGATTCATGAAGAATTTGGCTCATACGAAATCAGCGGTGATGCCTTGGGTGATCTGACCAAAGATAAAGATGGTGCACTTGGCTTATACGGCTATTACACCCAAATTCCAAAAGCAACATAAACACATACAGGCACTTAAATAGGATGCATTAGGCATCTTTTTTTGTGCCCATAAAAAGCAAAAGCCCAGCGACTGCAATCGTTGGGCTTTTTATTTCCACCCGCCAGTTAAAAGCAAGGGAAAAAAACTTGTGATTGAAATTATAGCAGTAGTTTTACAAAAAGTAGAGGTTGTAATGGAAAAACATGGTTATTGGAAAGTAACAGGTGCCATTTTGATGGGTATTTTCATCTGGCAACTCTCAAACATTATTAATGCATTTGTGGCTTTAGCTAAGGTATTTCAATGAATGATTTTTTTATTGCCTCAAGTCGATCTATTAAGGTTGGTGAGCTATTGGTGCACCAGCTGCAGATGCACAACTTTGATGAGTGGTCAGGTGCGGCGCAGGTCATTAAAGACTTTTTGAATAATCATCCAGATGAAACCACACAAAAGATCTTTGATGCTCATCCATTTGAATCGACGCAATTGATTGCCCACTGTTTGCAACACAGTATTGAACAAGTCATCGATCTATTCAAGAAAGATGGTGCGCTCAATATTTTGTTATTGGATGCTGTGATCAAAGTGAATGACGCATTCTTTACCGAGCCAAAACCAAAACACCGGGACGATGTGGATCCACGTAAAAAGAGCAGTTGGTTTGATGTATTTCAGCTTCTCGTATCGAATGGCCACTCACATGAAAGCATCATGCAAATGAGCTATGGTTCATTCCGACACTACCTTAAAGCAGCTCAAAAAGCCGAGCGTATGAAGATGCGTAATTTGGCAATCGCAACCCGGGCGCAGAATGCTATCAATAAGAAGTTCAATGAATTCATTAAGAGTCTTGAGAAAGAACAGTAATTTTCACATTGTGATGTGAATTTGAGCACGTTATGATTTAGCTGTTAAATATAAATAACTGGGTAAATTCATGAAAAAATTATTAATTACAGCTGCTTTGATGTCTGTTTTTACATTAGCAAATGCAAATTTGGCTGGGGCAAGCATTAACGGTAAGCAAGTTCGCAAAGGCCAAAGCTATGGCGAAGTGGTTGCAGCTGCAGGTCAGCCAACATCACATTATGACTACGTTAAAAACGTAGGTGGTAAAGACGTTTCAGTCCGTGAACTTAGCTATGTTGATGGCAGCAAAACTTTCACTGTCGTAATTGAAGATGGCAAAGTTACTACGATCCGTAGCGTAAAGTGAGGTTGCTGGTGAAAAGAACACATAAGCTTGCAATTGCTTTCGTCGTTTTATTAATAATTTTGATTAAGTTTGGATTGGGTGGAAACCAAGATCATATCGAGAGTAACCAATCTTTAACTGAAGACAAGGTTCAAGTTACCAATCAAAAGAGAATTAGCCCTGCTGATAAAATTGATTTGCATGCCTATAGTGAATACACAAAAGAAAGCTTTCCTAAACTTTATGAAGTTGTTGGAGATGATGGATTGAAGAAACTATTTCAGCATGACATGGAGTCAGCATACAAAGTGGCAGAAAGAAGTGATTGTGATAGGGTTATTTATTCCGCATATTCTGAAAAATCAAATTATCCATCAAAGATAATTTCATTTGTACGCTGTCAAAATGGCAATATTTTCGATGTTTCAAATGAGAATGTTGAAAAAAGATAAAGCACATAAGGGGCTTATTTAATAGCAAAGTTTAACCACCGTGAGGTGGTTTTTTTACGTCTGTAATTCGAGGTCTGCATGTCTGGAAAAAATTTAACATTCAAATTAATCATGGATGGAGATAGCAAAGGGTTAGTCGCCGCTGCTAAGCAATCTGAGAGTGTAACAAAAAAAGTTTTTGAAACGATTAAAGCTAATGCAGATCAACTGAAGCAGACTAGTGTAGATACAGCAAAAACCCTTGAAAATATTGTTCCAGAGAAAAGCAAAGATTTGGCGGATGGTCTTTCAAAGTCTTTAATCGGTGCAACTCAAATTATTCGCGATGCTGGAAATAATGCCAAAAGTGCTGCAAGTAACTTTACTGATTTCGGTAATAAGTCTGTAAAAGCTTTGGCATTCTTAAAATCAGACTTAGAAAAAGCAAAGATTAGACTTGAGGCTTTTTCAAAAACCAAAGTAACACCTGTAGATATTGAAATTGCGCAGAAACAAGTTGATCAACTCGAAAATGAAGTTCAACAAGCTAAAAGTGCATTTATTGATTTTCACACTGAAGTGGGTAAGGCAAATTCAAGTTTAAATAGTACAGAAACCGCGGCAAAAGCAGCGCAAAGTGGATTAAACAGCGCAAAGTTTGCTGCAAATGCTCTTGCCGGAGCTATGGCTGCACTAGGTGTAGGGCTTGGAATTCAAGAGTTAAGCCAAGTTGCGGACGCTTATACTAACCTCTCTGCAAGAATCAATATTGCGACCAAGGATGGTGGTGACTTTAAGTCTGCAATGGCTGGTGTACACCAAGTTGCTTTGATGACGAACTCCAGTCTTGATGCTACGGGCAGTTTGTTTACTCGTTTAAATGCTGTTGGGAAAGACATGGGGATGACCCAACAACAAGCATTAGATTTAACCAAAACTGTTACTCAAGCCATTCAGATTGGTGGAGGATCAGCCCAAGCAAGTGAAGCCGCAATACAGCAATTCATTCAAGCAATGCAAGGTGGTGTTCTTCGGGGTGAAGAGTTTAACTCAATCATGGAGAATGGCTTTGGTGTTGCAGAGGCCTTAGCAAGAGGCTTAAGTGTTACTACTGGCGAACTACGTAAGATGGCTGAAAATGGGGAGCTTTCAGCTGAGCGAGTGGTAAAAGCTTTGCAAGGCCAAGCAAGTGAAGTTCAAAAGACTTACGATCAATTTCCAACAACTATTGCCAATGCGTTGCAGCGTATATCCACTAGCTGGGAGATTGTTATTGGTAAGATGGATCAGTCTAATGGTGCGAGTGCAACTGTCGCTGATTGGTTGGTTACCATTGCAGACAACATGGTTGTTGTAGAGACCTTATTGAATGATATTGGTAAAGGTTTTATTTGGGTTGGGTATCAACTTAAAAAGGTTGATCCAGCCACAATTGAAGCGTTAAAAACAGCACTTATTAGCGCATATGAAACACTCAAAAATGCAGTAACAACTTTGGGTAATGGCATTGAGGCAACAATAGATCAACTTGATTTAATTCTTGGGAGTGTCTTTCAGTTTAATAGCGGTATAGATGAAGCGACGGATAAAACTAATGGATTTACTAAATTTCTACAGGCACTCAATGTAGCATTGGGTTTTCTAAGTGATGGATTTAGCGCTATTGCAATAGTTGCTAACTTATTCACTGGTGTGATTTATGATGTGGCTGCCGCATGGGCAAATTTAAAGTCAAAATTCACATGGGGTGATGTTAAGCAGCAAGCCATTGCTGATATGGATGCAATGGCGACCAAGGCACAGGAGTACTACAAGAAAGCCTCAGATGGCGCATTAGAATTTAAATCTAAAGGTGTGCAAGCTCTTGATGAAATTGGTAAAACTCAAGAGCAAAAGAACGCGGAAAGTTTAGCCCAATCCAAAGCAACCTTGGACCAAATGCTTTCTAATCAGCAGTCCGAGTTGAATGGCAAGAAAGTCACCGAGGATGAGAAGTTAAAGGCAGTTATGGCTTATGCTGAAGCTGCTATTGCTGCGAATAAAGGCGTCATGGATGGCATGATGCAGGCTGATCTAATAGCGAAAGGCTATATGGTTACCATGGATCAAGCTGGAAAAGTTTCAGTACAAGCATTCAACCAAGCCACTGATAGTGTGAATAATACTGGTAAAGCACTCGTACAAGCACGTAAAGGTGCTGAGGCTTTGGGAGTTGATCTTGATATTGCCCTCAACCGTGTTTCTGAAAAATTTGCTGCTAACCAAAATCACTTGACCAATTACGCTAATGGCCTTGATGAGCTGGGCTTAAAGGGAGAGCAAGCTGCTAATGCATTGTATATGGGGTGGGAGAAATGGTTAGCATCAGCAAAGTCTGAAGTTGAGATAGAGGGTGCAAAGGCAAAACTTCTATCGTTTGGTGAGCAAGGAAAATTATCGACATCACAAGTTGAGATGGGAATGCAGGCTGTAAAACGCGCCGTGCAAGAAATTCCCGATAGCCTATCACCAGTCGAAGCAGCTTTTGAGCGGTTAGGTATTAAAACCAAAGAGCAACTTAAACTTGCAGCAGATTTAGCCTTGAATGACTTCAATACCATTTTAAAAAGTGGTGAAGCTACTCAAGATGGTCTGCAACAAGCATATGAGGAAACCATTCGTTTAGCTTATGCCTCGGGAGATGCTCAGGTCATTGCTGCAGCTAACGCCAAGGCCGCTTATTTGGGACTCGAAGTCCAACTCGATGCTACAGGCAAAGCCACAGTCACTAAACTTGGCGAGATCCAGCAAGCAGCAATCGAGACTCAGCGTACTGTGAGCCAAGTCAGCCAATCTACTACACAAGAGCAGCCTGAGATAAGCCCTGAGCAGCAGGCTACCAATGATCACTGGGATGACTTCAAGGCAAAAATGAAAGCGCGTACCGATGAGCTAAACGCTAAATCACAAGCACGTGGTTCAGGTGGTGGTAATGCTTCATTACTATCGAATGGTGGGGATCCTGTTCGGCAGATCCCCACAGCACCTGAGGCTCCACTTATTGCGACTTCATTCGATATACAAGGAATTGAAAACATGCAACCGACTGAGAAGAAAGTGCTTGAATTGCAATCTGGTGGTAAAGCGGCAGAGCTACAAGGTACGCCTGAAGCAGTAGATAGTGTTGAAGAGATGCTTCGTGAATTTGAAATGCTTAAACGGAGTATGTAATGAAGTTAATTCGTAAAACCACAGGAGAAACCATCCAACTAGAGGATGGTTTTTTTTGGTCTGATGAAAACTGGGCTGCAATTGAACAGAGCCAAGAATATGCCATCAGTGGTGCTTTGATTATTCAAGAGGGGCGTAAGCAAGCAGGTCGTCCAATTACATTGCAGCCAGCCAATAAAACTAAAGGTTGGATCAAGTTGCGTGATCTGAATTTGTTGCGCCAGTGGCAAAACCTTCAAGAGCAATTCACGCTTCGGTTTGAATGGCCACATGATCAGCGTGAGTTCAATGTGATTTGGAATCATAAAGATGGTGCACTGGAAAGCTCTACAGTTAAAGGCACCCCAGCAACATCACTTGATACTTATTTTAACGTCACCATGCGTTTTACAGAGGTAAGCGATGACAATTGAAACCCATAATTTAAAGCTCCTTGAGTCAGAACGTATTCGTACAGATGCCGATGATGGTGGGGGCAAATACTCAGGCCGTGAAATTGTCGACGGTGAAAGTAATAACCTGTTCAATGATATTTCTGAGATGGACCGCACCACGGGTCGTACATCTATTCAAAAGATTTATGCTGCTGTGGATACAGCGGATACCGATGCCTTAATGGGTGCGACGGTATTCATCTCGCAGAATGCCCAAGATCCCAATGTCTCCGCCGTGTTATTTAGCACGGATAGCTGGACGGATGAACGTAAAGAAGCGCAGAACCGCATTGAAAACTATAATGCCAAAGGCGCGCAGATTGCTGGCACACCGTTAGACACCCATTGGAAAGGCATGAAGTCTCTGCAGGTAGCGATGTTTCCCCAGGAAGCGGAAAGCGCTATTGGTACATCAATTGTGTTGATCTCGAATGAGGGCAAAACCTTAGAAATTGAGCAATACCTACGGATCACTGAAGTATCGACCCGCACGGCTTATGTGATGGTCGACGGCAAACAGGTGGAATATAAGATTGCGACCTATGGCCTCAGTGATGCATTGAAAGCTGATTTTGTGGGGCTATCTGCGAAGCAATGGTATAGCGGTGAAAAGAGCACCACGATTATCCGTGACACCATTGTGGCGGATACAGGTAAGTATTATTCCAGTGCGAATCTTAAAGAAGCTGCACAAGTGGGTGACTATTCTGTGGTTGCCGAGGATGTGTATACGCAGTTGGTACCCTCGGCACAGACAGAAACCCCGATGGTAAATATCAATGCTGCAGGTGATTCTGTAACTTTGGTGAAAGCCAAGAATGGTGTGCTAAGCAAGACTTTCAATAATGTCGCCATTAATACTGTGTCGAGCCTGTATCTCGGCTCATCGGTCATGCCGAAATCGGTGGAGTTCACATTATTTGGTTCAGCGATTAGCGACGTCGGCGGTGAGCTTAAAAATGCCGCTGGTACATCCATTGGTACCATCAACTATCAAAACGGTTCGATTGCGTGGAATGCAAGCGCAGGGACAGGTACAACCAACCTCACGATTAACTTTATGCCTGCAGCAGCCGTAACAGCACCTGTTGAATCTGAGCTGATCTATGTCAATCAGGAGAACATCGGTTTTAACTGGATACGTAATTTGGTCCCTCTGCCATCACCGGGCAGTTTGCAAGTCTCATACTTGGTTCAGAATCAGGTCTACACGCTTCGAGACAATGGTGCAGGGCAATTACGCGGTGCTGATTCATCGTTTGGTTCAGGCAGTATTGATTACGACACGGGTACCATGGCACTCACCACGGGTGAACTCGCTGATGTCGGTAGTGCAATTCTGATGACGTGGAGCAATATGATCACGGCTCAGGAGCGTTCAGGATTAACCATTAATAAAGCCTATATCGAGATCCCTGTAAACGACTCGATTGTGGCAGGGACTTTAACCGTTGACTGGTTATTGAATGGGGTCACCAAGACAGCAACTGACAATGGCCAAGGGCAATTTACTGGAGATGCCACAGGGACCATTGATTATGCGGATGGTGTGGCCAAACTGATGCCGACTTTGTTGCCCAATGGCGGTACCACGTTTAATGTCTCAGGTCAGAAAGGCACTAAATCAGCAATTCAAGTGACTGCGGTACCCACGGACGGAAGCATTTTGATTGAATTAGACAATGGCTCTGCGGCATTGATTCCTAAGTCTGTGAAAGTCCGTGTACCCGTCAAATACATGAACTACATGGGCGAGGTTGAGCTACGGGATCTGCCGATTGATGCCACCACAGGGCGTTTAATCAATGGTGCAGGTCAGCAACAAGGTACTATCAATTATGCGTCTCGTAGCATGAGTATCACCCCAAGCACCACACTTGAAGCGATTGAGCGCGAGAAGATTATGCAGCCGTTTTATGGCAAATATAATACCTCTCAAGAAGCGATTGCTGCAGGCATGCTAGGGATGACCATTAAGTATGAAAATACCAGTGAGACGCATACTCTAAGCCTGAATGAAGTAGTAACTGCAGTGACGGTGAGTGTCTCGTATCGTGATAGTTCTGCGGCTCAATCCTGGTTGGATACCATCATTGGTTCTGTGATAAAAACGGATTTAACAGAGGGCTTTGCTGAGCAGATTCTTGCAGGTTCGGTTCGCTTTACCTTAGCCAGCTCAACCTATGTCGATAAACTCGGATCGCTTTACCGTAATCCATCAGTGACCACGGGTGCGGGAACGGTAGCGGGTCAGATTCACTACGGGAATGGGGCAGTAGAGCTATCTGCATGGGATGTGGGTGGGGCAAATAATCCAACCTTAGAGACCTTGGTGACTCAACTGGAAAGTGTGCAAACCAACCAAGTCTCATACCGTGCACCGATGATTCCGATTCGGGCGCAGTCCTTAACATTGTCTGCCACCAAGGTGGAAGGTGGAGTGTTGAATATCACCCCTGATGGCTCGGGTACCATTGATACTGCAGAGTGCGATGGTTTCTTTAACTTTGACCAAGGCTATGGTCAGTTTGTTTTTCGGCAAAAGATTGAGGTGACTGCTACCAACCGTGCTGAAATTATGGCGCAGGATTGGTATGTAGCAGAGCTGGAATATAGCAAGGATGGTAAGCAGTGGATTCATAAGCCCATTATGGTCCTGCCTGAAACCATCAAATACAGCGCAGTCGGTTATAGCTATATCCCAATTGATGCTGAGTTATTGGGTTTATCTGCAGTACGGCTACCGATTGATGGTCGAGTCCCGATTTTCCGATCAGGTGAGATTGGGATTGTCAGTGCGAGTAAGTCGCAGGAATTACCTGATTATATTGCTGGCCAAATCTACCCATTGAATGATGCACGGATCTCCTGGTGTGAACTTGAAGATGCCGACGGCATTAAAATTCCATTTGATCTGTACACAGTGGACTATGACTACGGAAAAGTGACTTTAAACGGTGATTTTGCCTTAGGTAATCTCACTGGACCACTGACTGCTAAGTATCGCTACCAAGATATGGGTTTAGTGCGTGATGTCAAAATCAATGGCCAAGTGACTTTTACCAAGCCTCTGACGCACAACTATGATCCAGCGCATACCATCATCGGTTCTGCACTGGTGATTGGTGACATGCAAGCGCGTTATACCCGTAAGTTTGTACAGTCGACGTGGGACAATTTGTGGAAAGATGAGGCGGTGGGTGCAGCCATCTCAGCGAATTACAACGATACCCTGTACCCGATTGCTGTCACCAATCAGGGCAATATTCAGGAGCGTTGGGCGATTGTCTTTACTTCTAATGATGCATTCCGAATCATTGGTGAAAGCTCTGGTCAGATCGGAACGGGAGTGCGTACTGAAGATTGTTCCCCAATCAATCCAGTCACCAATGCACCTTATTTCACCATCAAAAAGGAAGGTTGGGGTAGTGGATGGGCAAGCGGCAACGTACTGCGCTTTAACACCATTGCAGCCAATCATCCGATTTGGGTGATTCGTACCGTGAAGCAGTCTGAACCTACGGTGTTGTCTGACTCATTCCAAATCATGCTGCGCGGTGACATTGACCGGGCGGCTTAACTTTAAATTCAAATATGACCGCTGCGGCGGTCTTTTTTATGGGTAAAACATAATGGCAATGAAGCAAACACAAACAAAGATGTTTGATTTCGCAGATGTAGGCTTGGATTTCTGTGCTGGTTCAAAAACATTATTTCCTGATCGTTTTAAAAAAATGCTGTCACAAGGCTATAACGAACAGACTGTTGCTAGTGTTTCAGTAACAGGCGATCAAGTGACATTGAACTATGGAGTGGCACATGGTTACGCTGCAGATCGGGTGCTTAAGATTAATTCAGGAGCATTGGCGGCAATCAATGGAGGTGAGTTTTGGATTGATTCAGTCACAGCAACCTCAGTCACCATGACTATTGATGCTGCACCAATTTCACTTTCAGGTGGTTTTGTGACTAAGATTGCATCCCTTGGGTGGGAAATAGTTTATGAAGCAGGACTTATACAGATCTTTAAATTTAAGAATTTGAATGAGGAAGATTTATATTTACGGATTGCTCATCAAGCCCTTAGCGGCCACAGGAACACCATGATGCCTTGTGTGGGTAAAACAGTAGACTTGGATTTGGGTGTTATTACTGACCAAAATGCTTATGTGAATGGTCGTTCTGGTAACAACGCGGGACAAGCTTTACCGAAGTGGGATTTCACTGCAATGTGGACTGGTAATTATAATAATTATACATATTCCCAAGGGTATAGCATTCTAGGAAATGCCATTGTAGTGGGTAGCCGCTATCATTTTCTAGCCTTGATCAATACCGAAGGGAATTTAAACAGCGGTTTAATCAATGGCATTGTGCCAGCAGCAACGATTAATTATTCAAATTTAAACTATCCTATTTTGTTCTTGTATGACTCAAGTGCTTCAGACAAGGATAATAGAAGTATTGATTATTCATCGATTAGAAAAGGGGTAATAGGAAATATCCTTTGCAATTTTGTGCCATCGAACTCTACAGCAGTTTTAACCCCGCTTGCACCCCAAGCGGCAAGCTCATATTTACCAAGTACCATCAGTGGATTTAATACCACAACGACTGAACTTCTGCCGATTTATGAAGAGAGTACAAAGCAGTTTTTAGGATATGCAGCAGGTGGGATTTATATCGCCAAATATGGTGCATCTAATACCCCGCCACGGACTAAAATAACATCTCCCTCAAAGACCATGGATGTTGATTTAAATAACTTGGTTTATCTGCATACCGCTGGTGGACCGAATAGTACATCTGTGACGTTTTATGCTGTTCCAATCGAGGAGATTAAAATTGTCACTTAAGCTCATTCGAGTGTTCTTTGGAAATTATATTGCCGATGATCAAAAGCTTATTGATATGCATTATGTCAATTTAAGACTTCCTCGTTTACTGATCACAGTCACCAATCCTGATCAGGGGTATGGTCAAATCAAAGGCACGATCAAGAAATTGGGACAGAATTACTCGTCTGTTCCGGTGTGTTGTTTTAAAAGAAGTAATCGACAATTGCTTTGGGAAACTACATCAAGACCTGATGGTACATATGCATTTAGAAATATTGCTGTAGGGCTTGAATGCTTTGTTGTGGCCCTTGATCCCAATGGACAATATAACGCAGTCATCTCAGACAAACTGGTGGCCAAATGATTCAACCCTCTTTAAAAGCCAGTCTTGTGCAACTCCAAGCACTGGCCACATATCTCGATCAAGGAAGCTCAAACGCTTCCTTTATTTTTTATGATGATGCAAAACCAGCTTCAGTCACAGTTTCTGCGAATAATGCTGCTAAGTTGGTGATCCTGACTTTACCTAAACCGTGTTTAAAGACGATGCATGCTGACCGCATTGAGCTCAATCAAACTGATGCAGCAACGGTAACGAAAGCGGGCGTTGCAACTTGGGCGCGATTGCTGAATGGCGCAGGTGAACCTGTTGCAGACTTTACCGTGGGTACGGATATAGAGCTAGCCAATCCTGAACTGGTCTTAGGCAGCACCTTAATGATGAACTCATTGATCCTCAAACCATCTACATAAAAGAGGTGGACATGTGGCGAACTATATTCCACCAGATGCACATCATGTAAATCTTAATTTTAAAGACATTGCGACAGGCTCTACTGATCTTAACTTTGGTGCAGATGAACAAAATCTCGCATCACTTGAAGCCACTTTTGATACTTCCTTTTTGGCTTTGTTTCAGGCCCAAAGTTTCGACTTTAATGTGCTTGATGCTGAGATCAATGTTTCATTTCAAGCGGAATTTCAAGCTGTATCAGGGCAAACAGCAACACTTGAAGCAACCATCAATACAGGTTTTATCCCTGAACTGAACGTGGTGGGAATTAATGCGTATTGCTCCCTCGATGCAGTGATCAATACATCATTCAATCCCGCCTTTGCAGCCTTGTTCGATATTAATCATCAGCTCGGTGTTGAGCTGATATTCAGTGCTGTATTTGAGCGTGCAATCACACAGCTTGGATCAACTGAAATACCATGGGCGAAACCAGTCTTAAGGGTGTCAAATGACACCTTTTTTTACGACCTTGGATTGGTGGTGAACCATGGCAATGACATTGGCTTTCAGCGGGGACGGACTTTATCTGAATCCATTCACGCGGTGTTTGACCAGGGCGCGAAGCTCAGTCGCAACCAAAGTGTGCGCTGGCAAGAAAACCTGAAGATTCGGATTGCGCGTGACTTGTATTTTGATGAATCGATCAAGCTGCGATTGAATCGTGAATTGACTCATCAGGAGATGATCCGAAAGCGGCGCAATATCTCGTTTTCACATCAGGTCGCGCATGTGTTTGAAAAGCATTTTAGCTTTGATTGGGATAGAGGCTTAGAGCTGGTCACACAGGACGAAATTCCTTGGGATAAAGCCAAGTCTATCCATTATCGCAAGCATCCCGTTCAACCGTGGCCAGAGCCTGAGATTCCTCAATACGAAGGGACGGGCGATCTTGAGTTTGTATGCCTGTGTCATGAGGTGGATTCACATGATGTTGCTCTCAACTTCGGTGCGGATGATTGCATACCTGGCATACCAAATCGTAATTGGTGGTATATATTGAATAGTTTATCTGTGACGCGCCTAGATAATGGCGTATCAATTGAAGTCTATGACGGGAATTACAGTACCGATCGCAGTTGCTGGTGTTGGTCCTATACTTTGACCGTACCAGCATCCCAGATTGGCAAACTTGAACCGATCAATGGCCAACCTGTGATTTTAAAAATTACAGTGAATGGTACCGAGCATCAAATGTTGCTTGAGAACCGACGACGTTCTCGTAAATTTGCCCAAGACACCTATACCTTGATTGGTCGCAGTCAAACAGCACTGCTTGCTGCACCGACAGCGCCTTTACGCTCATTCTTACAAGAAAATGAGCGAACCTCCGTCCAGTTATGCCAAGCGGAACTGGATCGCGTATTTAGCGATACAGCACTGAATTGGCAGTTGATCGATGCGTTGGGCTGGATTGTTGAGCGTGAATGCTTAAGTTATTCCAACTTAGCACCAATCGATGCCATCAAGATGGTGGTTGAAAGTGGTGGTGGATTTATTTACAGCGAAAAGGGCAGCAATACACTGACCATTAAACCGCTATATAAAAAGACCTTTTGGGATGTGTTGTCGATTGCTGAATATGATCGCTTATTGCCTGAGTCTGCAGTGGTGAGTCAGTCGACTGATTACCAGATCTATCCAGATTACAACGGCATTACGCTGACCAATGATCGTAAAGCTTTGGTCTCTCAAGTAAAGCGTACTGGTACCAGTGCCGATACCTTACTTCAGCCTGAAAATAATCCATTATTTAACTATGTCAGCATGGGCGCTTATGGAAAGGCCAAACTTGCCAAAGCGGGGATGATTGAAACACACACCTACAGCATGCCGATTTCGCCTGAAGTGGGTGAATGTGTGCCTGGAGAAGTACTGGCATTTAACGCAGAGTGGTGGGGAATTGTAGATAGTGTCAGCGTCTCGTTCAGTCATGCGCTGGTCAATCAAACCGTGAAAGTGGAGCGTGTCAATCGTGAGTAATGCATTACAGCGTTTAATTGATTTGCTTCCTACAGCTGCAGAGTTTGTAGGGACCATTACCAGCGTGGATCATCCGAACTACAAAGTGTTGGTGGTGGGTGGATCGGGATTAAATTTAGTCACCAGTTCAACACGCTACAACTTAGGAGCATCTGTATTTGTGTCTGATGGTGAGATCAAGCGACTCGCGCCATTGGGTGAAGTGATTCAAATCGAAGTTTAAGTTTAAAAAGTATATGGCACCCAAAAGGGTGCTTTTTTATTGTCAAAAATTAGGGGGAAGTAAATGGAACCAGTGTCCACAAGTGGTTTTGCTGCGTTTTTAAAGTTCTACGGTGCAGCAATTATGGTTACTTTAGCAATAGCACTTGTTGCAACGGTTGTCATCATGATGCGCTTGCCACGTTCACCACAAGAGTGGGCGGTGGGTTTGATTTGTACGGTTGTATCTAGTCTGACTGGAGGCGCTTTTATTATCGTGAAATGGGGGCTGCATGAGTGGGTAACGGATATTTGGGGGATGATCGCTTTGGGCGGATTCTTCTTTGTCTGTGGGTTACCGGGTTGGGCTGTTGTGCGGTGGACTTTTAACTTCATCAATAAACAGGAGGGGAAAACCATTATTGAAGTGGTTAAGGAGCTTAAAGAAGCCAGAGAAGATTTAAGAAAGTAACACACCAAATTATATGCCGACTTAGGGCGGTTTTTTAATACTTGAAGGAAAGTGAAATGAAATTAATTGAAAATTGGCAACAGGCTTGGAAACTCAAGTCAGTACAAGTGGGCGCAGCAAGCGCCTTTTTTTATGCCTTGATTTTATTATCAGAGCAGTTTTTAGGTGTGTGGAACGTAATCCCACAAGAACTAAAAAATAAGATTCCTGAAAACATTGCCGAGTGGTTGGGAATGTTTGTAGGCGTGGCTATGGTGCTTGCACGCTTGAAAAAACAGCCTGAAATTCACCCAGTACCACAATTATTAAGCTTTGCCACACTACCCATAAGCTCCATTACATTCGATCAGGCCTTTCAACGATTAATTGGTCATGAAGGTGGTTACAGTGATGACAGCCGTGATCCAGGTAATTGGACAAAGGGCAAGGTTGGAGTCGGGATGCTAAAAGGTACAAAGTTCGGCTTAGCTGCTAACACCTATCCAAACCTTGATATTAAAAACATCACATTAGCCCAAGCCAAAGAAATTTATAAAAAGGACTGGTGGGATAAATTAGGCGGTCATGGTTTGCATTCAGCCATTACTTTTCAACTGTGGGATTTTGCAATTAATGCTGGTAAGAAACGAGCAATCATTGAGTTGCAACAAGTTGCGGGGGTAACTGCTGATGGAGTTATTGGTCCTAAAACAATTACGGCTGTGAATGACTTGGATCTAAATGATGTATTGCTCAGTCTTACTGCAGAACGATTGAAGTTTTATACATCACTTTCAACATGGCCAACATACGGAAAGGGTTGGGCAAATCGTGTAGCGGATAATTTGAAATATGCTGCTCAGGATAACTAGTCGCATGTTGCTGTGCATCCTGCTATCAGGTTGCACAGCGAATTCGATTTCGACAAAGGTGAATGTCACTGTTTGCGTGCAGTGTGTTAATTGATAAAGCCATTAGGTGATGAGTAATCCCTATATTTATTTAAGGCGTGGAGCTATCATCATAAAATATAACTATTCTTAATTGGGATTAGTTATTTTAGATAACTCTTTTCTCGGTCTATTAACTTATCAAGATCTCTTTATTGCTGTTAATTGGGTCATTAATTCATCGCCATAAGAAGTTAATGTCCAATATATATTATTGTCCGAAGGTGGATGCTTCTTATTACTTAACGCAATTAATTTTAAAGCTCTAAACTGAACAATTATAAGCCTTAAGTCTTCCAAATATGCTTTCCTGTTAGTCAAGTTTTTTAGCTTGTTATTCTTTGCAAAATCTTCTATTTGTTCATGGCAATATCTGTAAATGCATGATCCAAGAAGAGTTAATAAGTTTTCTTCGCTATTTTCAACAAGCATACTTGGAGATAAAAATTCGAAGATACTATTCCAAGTTATTTCAACGCTGATGATATAGTTTTTTTTGGTTGTATAAGCAGTATCACCAGCTTGATTAGCTTTATAGAGTATATCTAATATTACAACATCCTCCCCTTGTGATAGATTTTCAATACCTTCTGGTTTTAACCTTAAATTTTGAATTGTCGTTTCAAGTTCCTGAACTTTATTTCTTAATACTAAAATTTCTTGAGTTGTATTTTCTGAAGGAATTAAATCAGCACGTACCCACCCAACAGCAGGGTAGGTTTTTATTGTTTTAGAAAGACTTAATGACACAAGTCCTGAAATTTGGTCTAAATTTTTCCAAAATTTAACAAGCCTACCAGTGCATACCTTTTCTCTGAAATTTTCTAATTTTTCTTGTAATTTTGAATCTTTTTCACATTTGATCTGAGGTAAGTTATTGGGGTCACCATGAATTAGTGCAATGACTTTCATTCCTTTTGAAACAGCATAATCATATTCCATTTCAGTGTAGCCAATACCTTCAGGACTTAAAGAGCCATATCTACCCCCAATTAATAAAAGGTAATAGTCACAATCATCAACAACTTTTTTTATGAAGTCCCATTGCTCTTCATCTACAGCTGGGAAGAGCTCCATTCCAGCAGGAATACAATCCATTTCCATGAGAGTCTGAATAATATGTTTACGCTCTTCTTCTAAATCCTTAAAAGTTGAACTCACAAAAACTTGGTATCTTTTATCCATTTGAATCATAACTATTAAAATTCACATTAAAATAACATGCTTAGAATTTATAAGCTATTGATATTGAAAGGGTGGGAGAGGCATGACCTGACTTAGTCAAGGGGTGGTAATCCTCCCATAAATAACCGAAGTTAAAAGTAGAGGTTAAGCAGCCATTAGAGGTGGCTTTCCTTTGTTAGCTTGATGTGGTCTTTCATGGTTGTAATGCCACAACCAGTTTGTTGCATAATCTTGTACTTCATCCAAAGTATCAAATAAATGCTTGCTCAGCCAACTATAACGTATGGTCCGATTATAGCGTTCAATATACGCATTCTGCTGTGGCTTACCCGGTTGAATATATTCAATACGAATACCGTGCTCAGTAGCCCAGCGCACAAATTCGTGACTGATAAATTCGGGACCATTATCGCATCGGATCACTAACGGTTTTTCTCTCCACTCCAGCAATTGATTCAACGTACGAATAACCCTGATTGTGAGCAATGAGAACCCTGCTTCAATGGCTAGGCCTTCGCGGCGGTAATCATCAATCACATTCAATAATCGAAACTTGCGACCATCGGAAAGCTGATCATGCATAAAATCTAATGACCAAACCTGATTTTCTCGGATTGGTTCTTTCAATGGTTCAGGCGCATGCCGATTTAGTCTTCTTCTCGGTTTAATACGCAGATTCAGTGCCAACTCACAGTAAATGCGGTAAACCCGCTTGTGATTCCAGCAGCAACTCTCAACATGCCGTAAATACGAGAAGCACAAACCAAAGCCCCAATCGGAATTTTCCTCAGTGAGTTCAATGAGCTGTTCAGCAATGAGTGCATTGTCATCGCTGAGTTTGGCTTGATAGCGGTAGCAGGTTTCACTAATGCCAAATGCTTTACAAGCCAAACGAATACTAATGGCATGCTGGGCAACTGCCTGTTGTGCCATCTTACGCCGGCAAGATGGCTTTACCACTTTTTTGCCATCGCTTCCTGGATGATTTCGGCCTTTAATCGCTCTTCCGCATACATCTTTTTAAGTCTGGTATTTTCGGCTTCTAGCTCTTTCAGTCGAGCCATTAATGATGTATCCATACCACCATATTTGGCACGCCATTTATAAAAGGTAGCATTACTCATGCCGTGTTCACGGCAAAGGGTCGCTACAGGTGTGCCAGATTCTGCCTGTTTCAAGATGGACATGATCTGACTGTCAGTAAATTTAGATGTTTTCATGCAGAATCTCCTGCTCGTATCTTAAGAGAAAATTCTACTTTTAGATCCTATTATTTTTAGGGGGGATTACCGGGTGTAACTATTATTAAGCTACGCCCCTGTTTATACTTCATTGAAAGTAATATCTAACCACAAATTAATTATGATCAAATGTTGACTATTTTTTATTGCGCAAGGATTCAATTAGATTTTCTATATTTATTATTAGGATGACTGTTAACTTAATTTGTTCTCTTAAAACAATATAGTCATCGATTAAATTAGCTATTTCTGTTATGGCTACGTTTTCACTAGCCCCAGCTAACATATTTTCTATCCACTCTCTATTTTGAGGACTTTGTCTTGCATATTGAATTATATTTTGACGAGTATCTATGAGTTTAGCGTTACTCAAATACTCAACTATCCTTTCTACAACCTCGATATTAAAATTAAAATAACCCAACTTTAAAAGTTGATCTAAGTTGTTGTTTAAAAAGTCAAAAGTATCATAATATACTTCAATTTTACTTTTTGAAATTGAAAACCGTCTTAATGGATTGTTCTTAAATAAATCTTTCAAATCATTTAATTTGAAGTCCATTTTCATTAATGGTGTAGTATCGATAATAGGATTATATTTTTCTATTGGTGTAATTAAGCTAGTTGCAGCATATTTAAAATCATTGAAATTCTGTTCTATCAAAATTGAAATTTTACTAAATTTCTCAATTTCTAAATCCTTTCTTTCCTCCTCTATTTTCCTTCTGTCATCTAATTGAGTTAGTGTGGAAATGATAAAAGCTAGCGAATTTAAAAATAGGCCAGTAAGAACGATGCCAAAAAGTGCAAGACCAGAAGCTAAAATCCTTGTAGCATCGTTGCTTGGAACTATATCGCCATAACCCAGTGTGGTTATCGTGATTAAGCTAAAGTAAAATGCAGTATAGAAGCTTTCTAAGTTAATCCCCTCTAAAGAACTTACAAGCTTGAATATAGGAATACAGTAGATAAGGATGCTTGAAACAAAAATAGCAGCCAAATAAATTAATGCGAAGTATATTGGATTGATTTTAGAGAGTTTGCGTAAAGCTTGTCCCATCATTTCTGAATACATGTTAACCCGGCAGAGTAAAACTTGAAGTGCGACATAAACCACCTAATTAATTTAAAGGGTTTATGGAGTATATAAAATTGTCATACCATCATCTTAACTTTGAAGATCGTACTGCATTAATGCTTGAGTCAAGAAAAGAAGGCTTTTCAGCCAGAAAATTTGCTGAACTCATTAAAAGACATCCTAGTACGATCTATCGTGAGCTTAAAAGAAATAGCATCAATGACGTTTATCAAGCTCGATATGCTTCTGATAACACCTTCGCTAGACGTAGACGTGGTCACAGAAAACTCAAAATCGATTCAATCCTCTGGAAATTTATTGTTGAAGCGATCCGTTGTTTATGGTCTCCTCAGCAAATAGCAAAGCGTTTAAAGACATTTCCTGATTTGGATCAAACAATGAATGTAAGCCATACAACGATTTATTCAACGATACGAGCATTACCCAAGGGTGAGTTGAAAAAAGACTTATTATCCTGTCTACGTCATGAAAATAAAAAGCGAAAAGCTAACGGTGAACCTAAAAAAGATTCTATATTACAGGATATTAAAACTATTCATGAGCGCCCAGCCGAAGTTCAAGAAAGAAAAATACCGGGTCATTGGGAAGCTGATTTAATTAAAGGTAAAGACAATAAAAGTTCGATAGCAACACTTATTGAACGAAATACACGGCTCTGTATCTTGGCAACATTACCTGATGCAAAGGCAGAATCAGTGCGCAAGGCTTTAACTGAAGCTCTGAAATATTTACCTGCAGAACTGCGTAAAACGTTGACCTATGACCGTGGACGTGAGATGTCAGAACATAAAATACTCGAAGAAGATTTAGGCATAGATGTATATTTCTGTGACCCACATTCACCCTGGCAAAAAGGCACATGCGAAAATATGAATGGTTTAATTAGGCAATATTTACCTAAAGGGATTGATTTAAATCAGGCAGATCAGCATTATTTAAATCAAGTTGCCATGTCACTGAATACTCGTCCTAGAAAGGCGTTAGATTGGCTTACACCATTAGAGAAATTTGCTCAGCTTGTTGATTATCATATGGCTTTTGAAACTGTCGCACCTCATGTTTGAATTCGCCCCCCATAAGAATTACTTAAATTAAAGATATATTGCCGATACTAAACTGTAAAACATTGTAATGATTAAAAATTTAATGATTTTAATCGAAATATTAAAATTAATTTATTATTAATTAAACTACAATAGTCAACCCATCTTCCAAATTAAAATAATTCCTTTTTCAAACTTCATTGACTAGCCACGTTTTGGCTAGTCAATGAAGTATCTGTGATTACGGCTCACTTAAAACAAGCTGCTTAACTTTAACCGCTTTCTCAAAGTGATCTAGTTTGTGATGCATAATCCACCACTGAGCAGCTTCCATCAATAGTTCTGGATTATCATTTTTATTCCTGAAGAAAGCGTAAAAGGATAGACCTACATTTTCTCCCTTCTTCTTAATTTTCTCGTTACATCCACGAATAAAAATTTCTTTTAATTCATCTCTCATAATTTGATCCATCTTAATTATTCAATTTCTCTAAAACTTGCATAACTGCAGATAGATTTAATTCACCGTCCCTAACACTGGAATCATTCTAGGTCCAGCCTGTCTAGCCTTGCCAATAATCTCTACCAGCTCATCATAAGTCAGTTCAAACTTATCCTCACTGTCAAAGACGTAAACCATATTCTTGTCTTTGAATTCCTCTGGTGTCGGTGGCACAAAACGCTTAGGGATTAGAATCTGCGTCAATTGTTCATTTGAAAGTTTAAATAAATGCATAGTTTTATCTCACTCTAAAGAGTTCATTCCATTCGGTTAAATAGTTAGGGGATTTACGTTCTTGATTCATTTGCCAGTGTTCTTCTTTTCGCCCGCACAAACCCAACGACAAAGTGTTTTTGCCATACTTGTGGGTGATGTGATCTAAGGCATCTGAGAGCTTGGCTCGTTTAATCTGTAGCGAATAATCAGTAAATAGGTCAGGGGAGAATTTCGCTTTGGGGATGATCTCCATCAGGATGATTCCTGCCTTCTTATACTTAAAGCCGGGTTTGAATACCTCATCAATGGCCTGCATCGCTATGCGGGTAATCTCTAAAACATCATCGGTATGCTCAGGCAATTGCATAATGACGTAAGGTGTGTATTTCTCGGCCTTATCGAAGCGACCAGTCTGAATGAATACTCCAATCATCTTGCATAGGGACATATCATCACGCAGTCTTGAAACAGCTCTTTGCACATATAAACGCACTGAGGACTTGATGTTTTCAATGTCATAGATGGGTTGGCCATAAGATTGGCTGCTGATGATTTGCTTTTTAGCTGGGGCATCACTTTCAATATCGATGCATGAGACCCCATTCAGCTCTCGTACGGTCTTTTCCATGACAATACTGAACTGCTTTTTAATTTCTATAGGATGCGCTTGAACCAAATCCAAAACGGTACGGATATTCATTGCATTGAGCTTTTTACAATTCTGCCGACCAACACCCCAAACCTCACCAACGTCGACTTGGGCAAGCATGGCTTCAGTAGAGCAAGGGTCCATATCGACCAGATTGCACACCCCATTAAAGAACTTATTCTTCTTGGCTAGGTGATTAGCAATTTTGGCTTCAGTCTTTGAGCGGCCAATCCCCACGCAGCAGGGCAAAGTAAGCCACTGCCAAGCGGTCTTACGAATGTCTTGGGCATAGTCGGTTAAATCAAATAAGTGTTCATAACTGGTGAGATCCAAGAAGCATTCATCGACTGAATAAATCTCCTGTTCTCCTGGTGCAACATACATCCCCAGTAAAGTCATAAAGCGACGTGACATGGCACCATATAGGGCAAAATTACTGGAGAACACCTGCACGTCATGCTTCTTAATGATGTCTTGAATCTGGAATACTGGCACACCCATTTTAATACCAATGTCTTTGGCTTCTTGGGAGCGCGCCACGGCACAACCATCATTACTCGAGAGAACAATGACCGGACGATTATTGAGGGATGGATTAAAAATACGTTCACAACTGACGTAGCAGTTATTCACGTCCACTAACGCGAATATACGATTTTCAGCTTTCATTTTTTTATACTTCTTATTTGCTGGTAGAGCGTCTATAAAATTGCTTGAGGTTGAAGGTAACAACCCCTTGGATAGAGATAGATTGGCTGTCTTTAGGAATAATATGCTCGTAAGCTGGGTTTTCAGCTCTTAGCCAAATAGGGGGAAGTTCATAGTCTTCATCCCCAAACATTTCTTTGATTTCTTGTTTTGACATCTTAGCGGTCATCATTAACCGCTTTAACGTTATTTCACGCTCATCGATGAGGGCTAAAACGATATCTCTATGCTGTGCTGTAATGCTCTTATCAACCAGAAAAGGGTCATCTATTTCAAAGCCAGCGTAAAGCATGGACTCACTATCAACCCGTCCCATGAACGTGGAGATTGGATTGAAGATGAGAAAGTCATTTAAGTCGATCGACTTGTCGATGTGATCTTTGGTACCAAAAGCAGGACCCGCAGAAAAACGTTCTAATGCAGACGGAATTTCGAGGTGGGTTTTAATTGAGATTTCTTTAAGATCAAACTTAGAACCTAGCTCATGCTCTTTTTGTATTTTTTGAAAGACAGCATTGACGGTAGGACTAGGAGCACCATCAGGGCCCATAAGTGTTTGAAGGAATGACCAGACGTCATCCGAGAAATAGATCGGTAGTTTCTTTGACATGTTTGACTCCTACGCTACGAGGCGTGTTTGGAACTGAACTCTTTTTTAGGATAGTCTGCGCTGAATTAAATTTCAAATTTAAAAGCTGTGGATAATCAAAGGGCATTCAAATTAAATTAGGTTGAGTACCATTTTCAGATAAGCGGGATTTAGGGAAGGTGATGTACTCATCCTGCATTTCAAAGAAGAACTCATGCGCCTCTTTAAAGCTGCAGTTGAGCCATTCTTCACGGTATTCATCAGGGATTACGATGATCGAACGCTTCTCATCAGTAGGCTTATGAAATTGCTTCATGAAGGGATGTTTATCGGCATTGATAGTGAGCATGCTCATCGATCGGATTTGCTCACCTGCAATTACAGCATTCTCGTAGATGGCTGCAACGGTAAAGGGCATACTATCCTCACGTGCAATGCCATACCAGTGCGATTTCCCATCTATGTATTTTGGCTCAAAGATAGTTTCGACAGGGATTAAACCAAATTGAGACTTATACCAAGCCTCTCTAAAACTTGGTTTCTCGGCGACCGTTTCAGTCCGGGCATTATAGGTGTACTTACCGAAACTCTTTTCTTTTGCCCACTTAGGAATCATCCCAAAATTAACGGATCCCCACTCAACCTTACCCTTATTGGAAAAGATCAAAGGCGAGGGGAAGTTCGGAAATATATCTTCAGGGAACTCCAGTTGATCAGGTTCAGGCAGATCTAACAGAAATGCACGATTCTTTCTGATCGCTTCAAAGTTTGCGCACATATACTTACCACTTTCTTATTTTTAATTTTGATACGTGAATTTTTGAAAATCGTACAAGGGATCATTATATCCAGTTTTTCAATATATATTGTCCCAATCTACAACATGGAATTTAATGTCATACATTTCACCTGCATCACTAAAGTTACAAGTAAGTTTTAATTCAAATCTCTCTGTCTGTTCATATCCCTCAGCATTCAGGAACTTTATCCCAATATCACTAATATTGTACCTTAGCTTATTGATAGAATTTTGATCAAATTGCAGTCTAATAAGTGTAGGTGTATTAGCTGAAATTGGACGTAAAGACATTTCTTTGTACCTATTTAAGGGTTTAAATTTGTTATAGGTATAAAGTGGAATAAAACTATCAAATACAATTAAATTACACTTCATTAAATCTTTATCAGATTCACATTCGAAAGTTAACAAAGTTGTCAATCCAAATTGTTCATCATCAAATGACGTGACAAGAAAATTGGAAAATTTAAATTTTGGTTTAAGGATCTTATTTCGTGCCTGTCGTTCTTCAATTAACATTTGAAGTTGCTTTTCTGCAATTATTAAACTTTTATCTTGCTGTCTGAAATTCAGAACCAACCACAAAAATGCTAAAGGAGAAAAGATTCCAGCAAGTAGACTACCAAAACCACCAAAGTCAATTGTTGATTGTTTGATAAAAACATTGCCAAACAAAAACTGGTCAGGTTTGGCGAAAAAGCAAATAAAAATTAAATAGGCTAAGAATATGACTGTTATGAGGTAGATGGCCCAGCGTATCCAGTCAATTTTCTTCAGTTGTATATTCATAAATTAAGCTTTCTAACTAATTTTAAAATTCGCGTTATCTTTTCATATTTTGCCAAATATTATGAAAAACGTCAGCGCTACTTCATTCAAAGATTTGATGTTTATGGTATCTAATGATCTTTGTCAGGAGAGCTTATTATGGTTACTATCATGAGGTTTTATCTTCAACCTGAAGGTTGTTTAATATTTCTCTTATATTTGAATTGTAGATTCTTGCTGAAAAGTCGCTAAAATTTTTCACTTCAGTACCTGAGTTGTTTATGAACTCCTGCACATTTTTAAACTGTTTTAAGGGTTTGTTTGTAATTCTAGAATGTTCATTAATGTAATATTCTATAACTTTATGAACATTTTCACTTTGCCCAGTCACAGCACCATAAGCACGTTGAGCTTGAAGGTAACTAGAGAAATTAATTTTTACTAAAATTAAGCCATTCACTACCTTTTCCATTTTGGGAAGTAGATCTTGATAGTAAGGAGTACCAGGGGTTATATGATACGTTGCATCTGCGATGCTATCTTCCAATGATTCAATATCAAAAGCACATAAAGTTAAAGAGTGATCAAACTCTGAAAACTTTTTGTATGTTTCTAAAGAGAACTCGTTTCTTACAGACTTATTGTGTTGTACACGCCAATCATTAAAAAGTTTTGAAGCTACATAAGCTGCAGTTAATGTCGCCAAGATTGCTAGAAACGATGCTGTAGAGGATACTGCTTCTTTAAGAGGGTTTGGTGTGTGTTCAAGCCTATAGCCAATCCACGTAGCACCAAGAATTAAAACAAAGAAAATAATAAAAATTGCGCAAATGTTAATTATTCTAACAGGTGTATTCATTATGGCTTAAATCCAAATTATTTATTAATTACAAGGCACTACCTAATTTTTTTTCAATGAAGCACTTCACTACAGCCTCAATTGCCGTATCCCCAACTTGTTCAGCTTCTCGGCTATTTGCACGTGACCCAACATAAAAAGCAGTCCATCTTGAGAAAGAGGGGGATATGCTAATACTTTCTTTTCTATTAGCTTTCCACATAACTCCCAATCGATCGCTGGCACTGATTTTACTTTCATTGCTTTAGCGAGGGCATGAGGAAGTTGGTTAGGGGTTAGATCTGATACTTTCATAATTTATGTGTTCCAGCTATCTACAATGTTTGCCCAATCTTGCATCATCTTTCTACGATCCGCCAAATATTTCGCATGGTTATATGATGCACGGGTCTTATTTGCTTCAGCATGCGCCAGTTGTGTTTCGATCCAGTCAGCATTGTAGCCAAGGCTGTTTAATTCAGTCGATGCTGTAGCCCTGAAGTCATGAGCTGTCACTTGATTTAGGCCAATATAAGTAAGCATTTTATTGAGAGTAGTTCTAGAGATCATGCAGTCTCTTTTCTGTGGAGAAGGGAAGACATATTTTTGGTCATTCGTAAAAGCATATTGTTCGTTCAAGATATTGAGTAATTGATCAGAAATAGGAACGATATGAACTCTATTTTTTTTCATCGTGCGTTCTTGTTTTAGGCGTCTTGAGGCTTTGGGGAATTTGATAATCTTCTCCTCAAAGTCCACAAAACTCCACTCCATTTTTCTTATTTCAACAGTTCTGAGCATAGAGTAGAGCATTGCTAAACACGCATTCTTAACTGTTGTAGAACCTCCATAACTATCAATTTTTTGTCGTAGTGAATTCTTCTCATGCTTTTCAAGTGGTCGAGCATGTTCAACCTCAGGGGTTTCAATGGCCTCCCTTACAGCATATGTGGGATCGTTCTCAGCGCGTAGAGTAACAATGGCATAACGCATAACTAAACCAATGAATCTACGATTACGGTTGGCAGCAGACTCACCAGTGCCATGTTTCCCTTGGCTTAATACACGTTCAACTGTGTTTTTCATAATGGATAGGATATCTGCTGAGGTAACATCCTTTATTGGTTTATTGCCAATGGCTTTATAGACATCCTTATCCATCGAATTATTGAAACGAGCAATATAATCCTCTGATTTATATTTCATCTTCTCTTGAACGTATTCTTGCGCGATTGCTTTAAACGTATTGTTAGTAGCCAGTTCCTTTTCGATTCTATCTTTTTTCTTTTCTTCAACTGGGTTTAAACCCTTAGCAAGTTTGGTTTTTGCTTCGTCTTTAAGCTTGCGAGCATCTTGAAGTGACACTGCCGGGTATTCGCCAAAACTTATGGTTCCTTCTTTTCCATGTAGGACAAACTTGAATCGCCAAATTTTCTTACCAGTTGGGCGTACTTCAATATATAAACGTTCAGCATCAAGTATTCGGTAGGATTTTTCTTGTGGTTTTAAAGTTCTTACTTTTGAATCTGAGAGCATACGGGTAACTTGGTAGTAGAAATACGTTACCCGTGAAGATACCCGTTTTTATTGCGGATTAAAATAGAATGAAAAAGACTAAAATAGACTGTAAGTATTATTATGTATGGCTTTGAATGGATTTTAGTAGATTGTAACGGATTAATACAGACTCATATTATCGACATTATTCAGGATGACGATTTTCATAGTCAATAACTTCTGTAATTACATAAAATAAGAAATATCAAGATTTATTTAATAGAGAAATGTAGTTATTTCTCGTATAAATCTCAAAAACAGCGGAATTCGATTAAGCTATTATGCGATAAGAAGAGTGGAAAGTATTGTCTATCGGCAATTATTTTTTAAATTTGCCAATTATAATAAAAGGGAGCGCCTGCAAAATGGGTTATCAGAAGATCATCGTTCCTGCGGATGGTAGTAAAATTACCGTAAACGCAGATTTATCATTAAATGTTCCAAATCAACCGATTATTCCTTTTATTGAAGGCGATGGTATTGGTGTCGACATTACACCAGCCATGAAAACTGTAGTAGATGCAGCAGTACAAAAAGCATATGGCGGTAAACGCTCGATTGAGTGGATGGAAGTCTACTGTGGTGAAAAAGCCAATAAAATTTATGGCTCTTATATGCCAGAAGAAACTTTTGATGCGCTACGCGAGTTTGTGGTTTCTATTAAAGGGCCTTTAACAACCCCTGTTGGCGGGGGTATCCGTTCTTTGAATGTGGCGTTACGCCAAGAATTAGATTTGTATGTCTGTGTTCGCCCTGTACGTTGGTTTGAAGGGGTACCATCACCTGTTCAGCATCCTGAGCTGACTGACATGGTTATTTTCCGTGAAAATTCAGAAGATATTTATGCAGGAATTGAGTGGAAAGCTGATTCTCCTGAAGCAAAAAAAGTAATTAAGTTTCTCAAAGAAGAAATGGGCGTGACTAAAATCCGCTTTGAAGATAACTGTGGGATAGGGATTAAGCCCGTATCGAAAGAAGGAACGCAGCGCCTTGTCCGTAAAGCTATCCAGTTTGCGATTGATAATCATAAGCCGAGTGTGACCTTGGTTCACAAAGGCAACATCATGAAATATACCGAAGGGGCGTTTAAAGAGTGGGGCTATGAACTTGCGATGGACCGTTTCGGTGGTGAGCTGATTGATGGCGGGCCATGGGTCAAAATTAAGAATCCGAAGAATGGTAAAGACATTATTATAAAAGATGTGATTGCTGATGCATTCTTGCAGCAGATTTTAATGCGTCCTGCGGACTATTCAGTGATTGCGACTCTAAACCTGAATGGTGACTATATTTCAGATGCACTGGCGGCTGAAGTCGGAGGGATTGGTATTGCGCCAGGTGCGAATATTGGTGGGGCGATTTCTGTTTATGAAGCCACGCACGGAACTGCGCCTAAATATGCTGGTCAAGATAAAGTAAACCCGGGTTCTATTATTCTTTCTGCTGAAATGATGCTACGGGATATGGGCTGGATAGAGGCGGCAGATTTAATCATTAAGGGTATTTCAGGAGCAATTGAGGCGAAAACGGTCACTTATGATTTTGAGCGTTTAATGCCGAATGCAACCTTATTACGTTGTTCGGAGTTTGGTGAGGCTATTATTGCGAATATGGAATAAACCTAAAGCTAAAAATGATAGAAACCCGCATTTGTTGCGGGTTCTTTTTTTATAAGTTGAATCTAGCGGTCGAAATATGTTTGCAATGTAAGACTAGGTTAAGGCATTCGTGCTTTAGGTGAGTGAAAGTACAGTCTAACAATTCGATAGTTTGATTTATAAAGGGAAATTAGATTTGTCATTACATTGAAGTACTTTGATACAGCTTATAGCTTGGGTTTTTGAGCCAGTGTTGTATGGTGGTCTTTGTCGAATGTTACGGCAGATGATCAAAGGAGTAGTCTCGTGGCTAATCAACAAAATCAGCAGCAGAACAATCAGCAACAACGTCAACAGCAACCGAACCAACCGCAAGAAAAGCCAGATCAGCAACAACAGCAACAACAGCAACAGCAGCCAAATAAAGGCCAGCAAAAACAACCGAACCAAAACCAACAGAATCCAAATCAGCAACGTTAA